GTTGGAGAGTGGTAGTTTTGTTGTTCGTAAGAGTTCTTCCGAGAGATTTGCTGCTGGTGGTCCTGTTGGTATGCAGAGTGGTGACTTCCCACCTGGAGGATTACGTGGATCAAGTTCTCGGCCATTTCAAAGTGTGGCGATACGTTCAGCTTCCGCAGCTCAAAAAGAAGTATTAGCGGTAAGAAAAAGAACTTTAACCGTAACACAACTAGCTAGAGTTGAGAAGGAAGTTGCAGCGGTCAATAAAAGAGGCATCTTTGGTCAGAAGCAGCTTAACGCAGAAAACGCAAAGATAACACAAATCCAAAAGCAGAGAGCGAGTACTTTATCTTCACTAAGGACTAAAAGTAAAGCAGCTAGAGCTGGAGCTGGAGCTGGAGGTGGAGTTGGAGCTGGCGTTGATGGAGCTGGATTTGGAGGAGCTGCCATCGGACTACTAATAGCCGCTCCTATATTACAACAAGCAATAGGTACAAAAACTGCTAAGGCGGCAGGAGCTGGAGCTGGTATTACTGGAGCAATAGCTGGAGGAACCGCTGGAGCTGCGCTAGGTTCAATTATAGCTCCTGGACTTGGAACGGCAGTAGGGGCCGCTGTAGGTGGATTAGTAGGAGCAATCGTATCATACCAACAGGCTTTTAAGCAGGCTACTGATGACCTACGAGACGCAAGAATAGAAAAAATTATCAATGAACTAGGTGATTCTATATCTAGCTTTTCCAATAATATAATTTCCCAAGAAGATTTTTCCCAGCGTGTTTCAGAATCCATACCACAGTTAAAGAAAGAGCTTGCCGTATTAAGATTTGAGACTCCTACAAGCAATGCATTTGGGTCTACCGAAGACCTTAATCCTCAAGAAAGAGCAAAGGAAGCACTATTTTTCAAGTTGGCATTTGACACTATGAAGGAGCAGAAAAAGTTCCAAAAGAAACTACAAGACCGCAGTGTCAAAGCACAAGACGCACAGAAGCAAGCTGCTGAATTATTTTTGAGTGAGGTAAAGAAGAATGTTGCCAGCGGAGCAACAGGTGCAGATAGATTCAAAAATTTATCTGGTGGTACATCCAGACAAGACGCTCTGGCATTTATAGGATCTTTAGATGATGCTAGTAGAAAGAATTTTCTAGCAGCTCCTGATGCAGACCGTCCTGATGATGTTGCGCTAGGTTTAGTCATAGCGGACAGAATAAGTGCGGACAAGCTTTTACAGGATCAACTACTTGCGTCGGCAAAAGCGGCTGGCGAGGCTCGTAAAGAGATGGACTTACTAGGAATTGACCTATTAAATATGGCTTCTAAAGCTACAGTAGCAGCAACAGCAGGACAGTCGTTTCGAGCATCGCTAGACACCATAGCTAATGGCTTTAATAGTATCGCTACGGTAAAGTTTAATAAGCTCAGTAAGAATCTTGGAATTGTGGGACAAGGTCAGATTGACCAAAGCTTTAATCAATTAAGAAGTTTCACTGGTGGTGGTTCAGATATTGATAAACTAGAAAAAGCGTTTAACGATGCTAGTATACTACGTAATGAAGGCGCGGCCATTTTAGCCGAAGCTATTGCTAAAGGAAGTGCGGTTGATGCAGATAGCGCTGCAACAGTATTCGAGAATGCTCTTAAAGACAGCGATATTCTAAGAGGATTGGGAGACGTAATCAGGAATCAATTCGAATCTAGCGCTAGACAATTGTTTGGAGGTAAAAGACAGGCTAAGGGTGTAACTCAAAGTCAGATAGATAAAGTCGTAAGTACAACTGCTACTCCAGCAACTAAAAAGGCTCAAGACGCACTTTCCGCAGCGGTTAATAGTGTAGAAAAAGTTATAAACGAATTTGCCAAGAACGCAAATCTATATGCTCAGTCTCAACTAAAAGCTGCTGACGTACAAGATAGAATAGTACAAATCACAGCCCAGAGAGCTAATCAACTAAAAGGCTTACAAGGTAAAGAAGTAAGCATACAGGATATACTAGGCATTACAGAAGCAAGAGTTCGTGACGCGTCGTTAGGAGGTGGGGCTGGTGGGTCAACAGACTCAAGGGTTCTGGCAGATCGTCTTATCTCCCTACAGAGAAGAAATGAAGCTATAAGAGCTAGACAACCAGACGCTGGACGACAAGAACAAACAGAACTGATCGCTGAATTTGCTGACAACACCCGTCAAGGTAAAGAACTAGAAAAAGCTTTACAACTAAATGCTACGAGTACTAATGCTTTAACAGCAATAGAAGGTAAGATTGCAGAGATTCAGCAAAGAAGAGAAAAGGGCCGTGGGTTCGTTGCAAACTTACGCGCCGCACAACTTGATCCTAAAGCAGCAGCCGAGCTTAACAGAGGCATAGCTGGAGCCGCTGCTATACTAGGTGGAGGTAAGGTAGATGCTAAAGGATTCGCTGCTGGCAACAAGTTCTTAAATGATATCATAAACTTACTTCCAAAGGAGCAGGCTAGGGCGGCTAGAGACAGAGTAGCAAAAGGGAATCTAGACGCGTTAGGACTAGACAAGGCTGGTCCTGCTGGTAAGTTCTTGCAGAAGTTTTTTGGAGACTTAGAAGGTCAAGATCAAGAAGCTAATTTAATTAAAACGTTCCAGCAGTTGGCTGATAAACAGTTGTTTGCTTTAGATCAGCAAGTAGGGGTCTTACAAACTCAGTCTGATAATCTACTAGGTAATTTAAATAAACTATTTGATGCTCAACTAAATGCTATACGAGGACTGGCTGGAGGAGGCGGGGGTGTTGTTCCTCAACGGCAAGCTCAAGCCGCTAGAGTTCCACAGCAACTCCCTGGACCAAGACAAAGACAAGCCGTTCATGAAGCAAATCAGGCTAGAATTAGAGAAGAAGAAGCGGCCCGTGATCAGAGGCACGAGGATAGAAGACTAGGGAGAGATCCAAACGGAGGCGGTCTTCAGAACGTCGCGGAAGGTAGAGTCCGCAAGGTAAGAGGTCAGGGAGGGTTATTAAATCCTCAAGGTATAAATGCCCTTAATGGATTTGCTGGTGCTGCAAACCAGTTAACAGTAGCTCTTAATGGACTTAATAACTTAGCGAAGCAATTACAAAATATTAACATACCAGAGACGATTCAAATTGAGTCTGCACCAATACAAGTCAACGTAGTCATCAATGGTGCAGAAGCATTTGAAAATATGCAACCAGCACTTGCACAACTTGTTGAAGGTCAGATACAGAGAGCATTAATAAACACTATCAATCCTATCACTGGAGAGACCAAAGAATCCTTCGGTTTTAATACGGTATAAATATGGCTAACGCAACAACAATGACGTATGGAGATTACGCATTTTCTCCCGTACCTCTCGTAACAATTAGTAGACAAGATCATCAGGTGCTAAACCGTACCGATCCTCTAGGCTATACGTTCAGCATGACTTTGAACGGTCTACTTACTCCCCTGCCTGACGGTGTGACTGGACTGATTCAGACCGACAGTCTCATGGAAGCTCTGCGTACAGGCTTTAACAGAAGCGGAAAACTATTAGAGATAAAGTGCGATTCTACTGTAGTTATGCAAATCTATCCAAAGGTAGTTAGCGTAAACTTTGCGGAATCTAATAACAACTGGGTGCAGACTGTACCTTTCAGCATCGAGATCGAATACAATACAGACGAACTAAACGAACATCCAGTCGCTGGTACTGAGGCTCCTCCGTTCATTGAGGACTATACCGAAGAGTGGTCAATGGAGTTCGTAGAAGATCAGAAACACTTTACATGGGATTTATCGTCTCTTACAAATCAAGACCCTAGCAGTGATTATAGCTCTGGCGACCAGAACAATCCGTTTGAAGCGCGTGTAACTCACACCGTTACTGCCAAGGGCAAACAAAGCTGGGTAGGTCCAGGTCTAACTGGTACTCCTACTAGTGCCGCAGATAATGCTATGGCATGGTTAACTGGTGTGTATCTAAACTTTGGATATAACGAACAAGCTTGGGGTCACTCTCTATCTGGCTGGACTAATCTAGCTGGTGCGGGAAACTTCGGTGAGTTCGATCACATGCGAGCACACACAGTCAATGAAACGGATGGTAGCGTGAGTCTCACCGAGTCGTGGTTTATCATCGGAAATCAGACTGGACTTGGAGCAGCGGCAAGAAACATGACCGAAGACTTCACCGTAAATATTAGGCAGGGAATAGACGACGGTAAGGTAAATGTATCTGTAGAAGGTCAGATCAAAGGCTTGGAGGTTCGGGATTACACGGAACTAAATTCCGCTACTGGTCCCGTTACAACAGCCGCATACGATAACGCTAATACAGCGTGGTCCACCTTACAGGACAGGATATACCCTCGTGCTCAATTCATATTCCAGCAGGATCATTCTACCTTCCTGAATCCTAACGCTACAAACAAGACAATTGGACATCAACCTTCTAAAGGTGTGATAACATACAGTTACGAATTCAATGATAGACCGTGCGCCTTCATTACTGGTGCTTTAAGTGAGAACTTTACCATTTCGGACAACCATCCGACAGATGTTTTCGCCAAGTTAGCAGTATTAGGTCGCCCACAAGGACCAGTTTTACAGGCTATTTCTACAGTTACCGAACGAACCAGAGAGGTTTCTATTGAGGCAGTAATGCCTTCTCCTACTGGATGTTCTGTGATCACAGATCTAGATTTAAACAAGCCTACAGAAAATGTGGAAAATTTACTATGTAGTTTTGAAACTCAGCTCACTGACGTGTATAATCAAGTATTCAAGCACGCCGATAACGAGAGTTGGAACCCGATTACTGGCAGATACACTAGGTCTGTAGGATGGACATATTCAGATTGTAGTGGAACTATTTCTACTTCATTCTGCTAAACAAGGAGTTATAAGATGATTGTAAAGTACGTAACAGGGAAACATCCCACACTATGTAATCTAGTACTAGAGACTAAGATAGGACCAATAACCGTAGAATATAATGATGTTAGAGACTTATGGACGTGGCATCATGGAAGTATAAATGGAACTATATTCTACACGGCAAAAGATGACGAAAGAACAGCAACTGTCAAACATTTCTTTAAGTGGTACAAAAACTACGTAGTGAAACGTAGTTCTTTAAGGTCTAACTCTAGAGAGTTGTCTAGTGTACTAGGCAAGATGAATGAATTTGAAGAGTCTCAAAAAGAACAGGCACATGCTACTATATATAGCTCAGCTAAGGAACCTAGATGGCCACTCCAGTAAAAAATACATGTACTCCTGGTAACATTTGGGGAGGATTCGACCAGACGATGTTCTTAGGATGCAGCGTTATGTCTTTCTCCGCGTCTGCTGGATGGAATGAACAGCAGTCAGAGATCACGGTACAGGTGGTGGAAGACACATGTGCTCCTCCTGCTGGATCACCTAAGAAGTACTTCGATACCGACCTGACCGAACAAGACTGGACCATAGCCGATCCAGGCTTCTTCGGACTGACTACCAATATCATTGGTGCTCCCGTATACTTTAGAGTCGGAGACTTTGAGTTTGCTGGTCAGGTGCAAAGCTGGGAAGAGAGCCACTCTATATCTGGTAATCCTACATACCAAATTAAGATAGTAGATCCTCGTGCTATACTAGACAATGCACAGATCATCATTAATGAGTATGCTGGAAGTGTAGGTAGCGTATATAATCTTATCAATGCATTTGGATATATGGAAACGTTCGGCGTTTCATGCCCAGAGACGTTTCAATCTGCTCCAGGAGTATACAGTGCTGGAGATGGTAGCGTTGACGGTACAGTATTCGGCTCTCCTGCTGAATTCTATGGTGGGGCAGATGTTAATCACAATGGTATGCAGTGGAACCAGATTCTTAGTGCTCAGCGTATCTTACTATCTTCGTTCCCTGCCACAACCAATATCTGGTCTCCTTACGGTAGACTGGCGTTCAAGGCTCCTTCATCATTTCCCGCTTCTGGTATGGGTATTATGCCTGCTGACGTTGGCAATTTAGCTTACTACTTCCTCGACCTTAATGAACTACCTACCGCTCCTACTTACTGGAGATTCAATGGCGTTAGTACCTCTATCATGGACACCATATCTCAGATCACTCAAGATTCTGGACATGACTACTACATAGAGTTAGTTCCAGTTGTTGGTGGAGTTCTAGGTTCGGGAATCCATAAGTTTATCAAGATCAGAACTGCCGATAGAGTTAACGCTCCTGCACTAAATAGTATTGATACGTTTGTCGCATCTGCCGACCGCAAAGTTATCAGTTACAATAAAGGCCGTGAACTACGTAATGACATTACGCAGGCTTTTGTAGTAGGAGGTCCAAAGAACAGTTTCTATCAGGCAGAACAAAGCGACGATCCAGAAGGCGACGGTCAACCAGTTCCTCCAGAAGCTGATGACATGATTATACCATACTTCGGTCTTAATCCTAACACTGGTAATGCTATCGTTCCAGAGCTAGATGGAGACGGATGGTGGTTCTTCGATGCCTTCACTGACGACCTAGCTATACAACTAGTAGACCCAAAATACAATAGAGCTATAGCAGCAACGTTAGAGATAGGCGAAGACGAGTTAGTAGCCGCACAGTCTGGGTATGATATATGGTTAAGTTTTGCAGCTAATACTAACACAGAATTATATCAAGCCTTAGTGCTGCCAAACCTCAAAGGAGCTGTTAATATACAAGGCATGGTCAAGATCATTAAGAATCTTGGTGCAGCGGGTGGCAACGCTCTTAGAGCAGCAGATTTTCTTCCAGCGGCTAACGCTCCTAAAGCTAATGATGTAGATATGCAACTAGAAGTTGCTCAAATAGGATTCAAATGGATTAAAAAGATAGCGGATACTCATTACGGTAAGACATATCAAGTGCGTCTTCCATTTACTTGCGGACGTACCGATTCGGAAAGCGGTCTTATACAGTTAAGCGAACAGCCAAACGAGGGCGGTTGGACCGAAGTGAGTCCAGTATTAGAACTTGCCCACCCAGGAATCTTAACTGACTTCTTTACTTTAGACGACAACAGACTGGGAGCTTTCTCTAGATTTGATAATGTTAATGGCGTTACATCAGCAGAATTAAGTACTAATGATTACATATCTACCGCTGGTAAGTTATGGGTAAAGCTTGGAGTAAACGAAGAATATGTATACCTAGACAAATCTACACTATTTAGTCCTAGAGCTATTGTAACTTTGCCTACCCCCATCAAAAACGTATCGCTAGATAATCCAGATATTGCCATTAACTTTGCTGGTCTGCATAAACTCTTACAGAATTTTAAGGGAGCAGTTAAGAACAACAATATAGCAGATGCTCAAGAGAACTTTGGTTTAGTGCTTCTGGCGTTATCAGCAGTTAATAGAGCCGAGACTCCTGATGCGTGTGGCTTCGGTATTAAATCTAACATTCTCTCTTATGGTCCTTGGGGTGCTGCTGGTGCTGTAGGAGGAGTACAAGTTACTCATGACGACGGACTAGTACCTTGGGAGTATGGAGGTTTCACAACCTTAAACTTAGCGGGTAATGCAACAGCAAGCGAAGGGATTACAAATCAGCAAGTAGCCGAAGAGGGACAGGTTACCGTCATTGGTAGTCCAGACCTTCCTCTCGGAGCGGAACTGTTAGCGGCAGATAGCGGCAATCCCTTTAACGGTGGACTCGGTGCTAACTTAGTAGAAAACAGAACCAGCGGAACCGCTGCAATAAGCGGAATTGACTACTACTTCACTGCCGTACTGCCTTGGGACGGAACCTACGGACCTAATATCACAGGACTAACTACGGCGGTAGGTCCAGAAGGATTACAGACAACATACAATCTAAGAACATGGACTCCTAAATACGGTAGATTCTTTAGAGGTAATGCTGAACGTATGAAGAAAGTGGGTCGCCAAAGACTAAACTTTAATAAACAGTTACGTGCGTTTGGTTTACATAGACTGAGAAACCAAAATATAGACGCTATCAATAAGGCTGCTGGCAAAGCTCCTGGAGTACTACTAGAGCCTCAAAAGAATTTACCTAATACTGCTCATGAAGTTTTTGGTGGGCAGATTATTCCGTGGAACTCTGGAGAATACGATAGATCATTAGTAGGTACTGTGTCAGTGGCAGAAGCTTCGACAGAGATGGCTGCTAAGTATGAAGAAAAGGCTCTTATGAGTATGGACGGATTGTTACGTCCTATCTCGACAGCAACTCACGCTACTCTTCCCACCTATGCTAATCCGACAAGCAACTGTCAAAAAACGGTAAGTCGAGGAGCACAACCTCCAATAGACATCGAGGGTGAGGCAGGAAGTTATAACGCTTACAATCTAGATATTGATATTAATTACTTAGACCCATTTAGTAATCCTACTGGACTCTCTAGAAGCAGTGTAGCAGACGATAGAACTGATACTCCTACTGTTGGCCACGATATCGAAATGATAGGGCGCGGAACTGGAGTTCCACCATCTAGTATCGTGATGCCTATTCAGGGATATGGAGATACGCAAGACATAACAGTATCTGACCACAATAACACATACCGAGGTATGGCTATTAGAGGTCCAATGATAATGCAAGGATGGGGATATGATCTAGACGGATTCCCAGTTCCTAATAAAGTAGATTCAGAAGGCGCTGCTGGTAGTGGTAATTTCGCGGAAACAAACCTAGAACACAAGTTCATGGATGACTTCCTACGTAAGTCTAAGTCGTGGCCTGTTGGTCCCGTTGATTTCAGATGGGATCGTGCGAGAGCCGTTTGGACAATTCCGCAATTTAGATCGTTAGTAGGAACGTTACAATCGGATATTGATCCACTAGGTTCTGGTGTGGCATCACAGACTAGCGGACCCACACTATACGATTCTGGTGGTAGTCCTATCGCTACTCCTCAATTCATGGCTGTAGATAAGGTTGGCTATGCTTGCATGAAATCTGGTGACGTTGTTATAGCAGAGTTCGACCCTTACGAATGTGAATATTCTATTATAAGTCATAAGTCTAATACTCAAATGTCTAGTGAGACATTCTGTTTTGATGAGACCAATGCTGGATTCGGATACCTCAGTCCTAGTGGTCACTTAACACTACAAAACTATACCACATTAAACTTCGGTAAAGGATTTAGAATTGATCCACAAGACGATGATATATGCGTTGTAGATATTCAGGCTGGTTTTCATCCAGACGTTATTGCTGCTTGCGTAACTGGTACTCCCGATAGTACTAGACTTGCTAGTGTACTTAAAGCTGGTAACGGAATCAGGATGCAGACTCCTAATAATAGCTGTGACGCATGGATTGGGGCTGGTATAAACATGAGTAACAGCACTAGCTGTGTGAGTTCTAGCAGCCCTGCGGGTTTCGTAAGTACGTTAGTGTACGGTAAGGGACTAAACCTGAATCAACTAACCGCAGACGGATGCCAAGCGGAGGTGGGAGTGTATATGGACATAGGAGGTATCAGTGGAGCGGCAGAGATATCTCTCGGAGCATGTCTACAAGCTACAGACCTTGGTAGCTGTAATATTGAGCTAGACTTCAAAGATAAGTTTCAAGATTATAGTATGTCAGGAATTGAACAGCCTATTATTGACGGAATGTCCGTACAATGTTCTCCTAGCGGTCTAGTTACCATTACTGCAACAAGAAAAGTATTAATCTTTAACAACTGTGGTCAAATGGTAGACATAGTACCTACTGGTGACCTAACATTACCAGCTTATTGCGAATGAACGCCATAGTTAGATACATTAGAGAGCGAAAGAAGTGGCGAGACGCTGGTAGTCCCGTGAGATTAGCGGAACACATCAAACAATTGCATCAAATATGCAGCGACTGCGACAATTTCAATAAAGATGGCGGATTTGCCAAGGGATATGACCAATGCGGCCTCTGTAAGTGCAATTTGCACCCAGAAAACGTCGATTTGAACAAATTAGCGTGGGGAACTACCGAATGTCCTGCCGAACCTCCACTATGGACCGCAGAATACCCCATTCCTGCTCCTCACGCTGCGACTGACGACCCCATTTAAAAAAGACGGGTCAAATGACCCGCCTTAGTTGTTTAGAATGCTAAAAGTCGCCCTTAGACGTACTTTCCTGCTGTTCTGTCCCATTTAACCCAGCCGCCATCAGGTAACCAGACCTTTTTACCGTCTCCGTCCAGCTTAGGCTTCCATTGGCCCTCGCTATTCTTGGCTTGCTCGTACTTACGTGGGAATAAGTTACCCATATCGTTCTTGCCGAGAGATAGTCTGGCTCCACAAGATTCACAGAGTAATTCATATACGTCGAACTTGTTATCTGCCTTACGATGGACCATACGAATCTTAGACTGTTTACATTTTTGGCAAGTACAGTTGCCTCCCAGAACCTCTTGAATCGGTCCTACAGTTTGGAACATCTCTTCGATGCCTCTAGCCTCAATCTCCACACTTATATTAGGAGTTGGCTTGTACGTAATTTTCATGTTCGCCATGCTTCAATACCTCACTTCTCAAAATTAGATCGCCAATTTGCATCATAAGGACTGAGCTTGGCATACTCGTCATCCTTGTCTCTGGACCATGAGTCCAAACGTTCGTTAATACTTAAAGCTTCTGAATGACTCAGATCTTTAATTGATTTATGTTGTCCCACTACGGCGGTGACTACGTCTTTTACTGATATGTCTTGTTTACCGCAGAAGAGATCAATGAATGATATCTGAGCATCTACGATACTACCTTCTGTTCGGTCTTCGTTAGTTGCTGGCATGGTTAGTCTTGCCTTATCACAACTCTCTTCTGCTCCTAGTACATTCCTCAGTCCAAGGAACTTCTTTAGTGCTCTTAGTTCTGCTCGTGTATCAGCAGTAGCTAGAGGATACAGGTTGTAGGGACGCTCTGAATTCTCTGCTGTACATTCTGCACAGCCTTCTATTTTTTGACCGTTAATCTGTAGAATTCCAGTTACCGCTGCATAGTCGCCATGTACTGCATGAGCATGAATTGTGAAGTCCATATCTCCGTATAGTAGACCAGCTACTCTACGTAACCCTTCACACTTGGGACTACCGTTAACTAATTCGCTCTTGTCCAGCAGACCCATTACAAAGTCCGACCACTCTACAGAGTATCGTCCTGGTCTAGGTTTACCTTGCACTAGTTCTACATCTGAATCTTCATCACTCTGAACTCCATCGCTTCCCTGAACTGGAGTAAAGGCTTCGTCCAGTTCTAAATCTTCTACAGCAGTTTCTATGTTCTTGTCAGTCATCATCAGTCTCCCAAAATTATGTGTCGTTTTCCAGCTTGTGGTCTTTTAGTTTCGATGTCTCTCAGGGCATTCAATACGCTCTTTAAGATATCACGCTTGTAACGTTGAGATAAAGACTGCTTCTGCCTTACTCTTATTATAACACAGCCACGCTGTAAAAGCAAACCAGTTTTCTCATTATCTCTAAGTTTGTTCTTCCGCAAGTTATCCTTACCCCAAATATCCTTGAAGTGTGAGGGTCCGTCAACCTCAAGTGCAATATTTAATTCGGGCAGGAACAAATCAATCTGTAGCTTTTCTCGTATTACCCAGTGTTCCTTATGAAATTCGACCTTGTAGCCTACCGAAATTAATTCCTCTAATAAATATTTTTCTAGTGCCGAACCCTCCTTCGCGGCTGTTCTGACTCCCTCTCCAGCGGCCTCTCTAAACTGACGAATCTCTTCATCTGTCTTTTTGTTCCAGCGTTCCTTAGCTTCGTCTCGCTTCTTCTGTCTCTGAGCCGTGGTCATATTGTCCCAATCTTCTGCAACCGACTCACTTATCCTGATCTTAGTTGTCTTACTATGACACTTATCTTTGGTAGGATGATGGTGTCTACCAGTAGATAGAGCTAGGGCTTGAGCCTCACTCTTAGACCTGGATTCTATGCCTAGCCTTACCGCATCACGACGTACCTTGTTAGTGTAGGTTCCGCACATCTTAGCAATTACGGACCAACTCAGTCCCCTATTATCATAGAGTTGTTGAAAAAATTTCTTCTTCTCTTTGTCTGGCAGTTGGCTATAACTACTAGCCTGCTTAACTAAAGAGTTCGGTAAGTTGGTCATAATTAAAGTTCTCTATAATAGCTATTGGTTCTTTCCAACAGTCAGTAATGATTTTTGCATGAGATTTGCTCCGTGCTATAAGTGATATTGAAGGGTCCATATAAACGGAAGCCAACGTGTCAATATCATACGAGCCGTTGATCCATTCTAAATCCCACATATACAAAAACTTCTTAGTGGGAGCATAACATTTTACCAGTCTGTCTCCAGTAGATAGGTCGGTAGCCATCACTGGAGCATTGTAGGACCACAACTCCTGTTCTTGTATCATGGCAAATTCTGGAAAGGCCGTAGTCCTTCCGTAGTTGTGATAGAATACTATGATGTCCCAGTATTCATCTAGGAGTGTAACCTTATTAACTTCCCTAACTAGCTCTACCGCCATTTGAGACGTGTCTAGAGCGTCTATCATTATGCCTGCTTGCATGGTCGCACCTCCTCTAATTTTGAGTCTAATAGACTTTGTGCCTTTTTAGTATATTCGTCTAGCTCTAGAGCTGATGTGATCTGCATAAGTCTGTGGTAACACGTACCAGACCTCAACACTTGTTGCTGGGCCTTTCTGCTAGTACGTCTCATAAACTTTCCGTTTTTCAGAGTCTTAGGAATGATCTCTGCGGCATTGTCTACGGTTATATGCGGAAATAGATCGTTGGGAATGGTGGACATAGTGAATATTCCGTTTGCGGCACAGGTAAGTAGGTTCTCACCGTTCCAGTCTATGGCAATCTTAGTTGACTTTAAGAATGACACTATCCTATCGTCCTTAATGGTTCCTATGTATTGAGGTATAGGTATCCTGGATGATCCAGCAATCTTCAATTGGCCTAAACGACCTACGGTAGAGAACAGCTCGATCTTTTGCACGGGACTACTAGCCATGTCTCCGTTTGACACGAAGGCTATGTCGGAAGCTATAGTATCGTCTGCTTCTCCAGTCCAGTACATAATTATATCCGCGTAGTCATGTATGTATTCTACCTTATGGCCCCCTAGTTCTAAATGCTTCTTTAGCATTGGAGATAGATTAGGTTGGGCGCATACTAGATCGGGTTCAAAATCTCTAGGTATTCCTTCGGCAAACAGAACTAATTTGACATCTTCGTATTGTTTACATGCCGACATAAAGCTTTTAGTAACGTACTTGATATCACAGTATACAACGTCTGGTTTAACCTCGTCAAACAAATCAAACATGGGCTTAGCGTGAGGTTCCCACAGAACAACCTTGTCAAACACTTCGGCAGAGGCGTTAATGATACCATCGTATCTGTCTGATAGTGGAGTAGATATTATCTTCATATTATGTCCTGTATCTTAACTAGGTCTCTTGATGAGTCTATGTCTGTTATTCTTATTCGGTTATTGGAGTATGCGGTAAACTTACCGTCCTGACCGATGATCTTGTTTATTATCTCAAAGCCAAAGTACTGATAATACTCAGGGTTTCTGCATAAGTCCTTTAGAATGTCGGTTTCGTTCCCAGTAAAATATGCTATCTGAGCCCACTTGTTTGGCAGGCCATACATCATGTGTTCTACTATATTACTTTCTACTATACATCCTACCTCTTCGTCCTTCATAAATCCTTTTTTGTCTGTCACTATTATAGAGTAACTGCCAAAGGGGACTTTTAGAGCCCAGGCGTTAAATACTAGATCTCCATATAGCCATAGTATATTGTCGTAACTAGCATGTTCCATTCCGATAGCTATACTTGACATGACATTAGTAGTTGCCCATGCCGCGTTCTCTATTACTTTAACGTTCTTCTTGCGAGACATAGCGGCCTCAACCTTAGAGTACCCGAATCCAGCCACCAGTATGATCTCTGGCTTGTGGAAATACTTGTTGATATATTTCAACTGATTAGAGATAATGGTCAGGTCTTCTTTAATCTTTATCAGGGCTTTAGGTCCATACGACTTCATCCTACTGCCTATTCCAGCAGCGGGAATGATTATGGAGACCCTTCTTTTGTCTGGTCTGATAGTTGGTGCTACTATATTTCTAGTAGTGCGTGCCATGTACTATTCCTATCTCTTTTTCTATTTGCTTTAATTCCATGGAATCTTCTATCTGGAATAATGTTTCTGGTATGTGGTATAGTAACGTGTTCTGTGTGAGCCATAACATCCCGTCCCACAGACACAACTGTTCCACCTCTTCGTTAAAGGTAGGTAGTATCGCAGACTTAGCCATGAATGGTATGTTGAGGACTATCCTTTCCTCATAGAAGCTCGATCTGTAGGCTGGATTAACCTTAACGCATATCTCTTTATCCTTATGCTTAACTAGTATGTCAGTATATACCGCTCCAATGCTAGTCATATCTAAGGACCAAAACTTCTCTACCATCCTACTCAAAGAACTCTCCGACGCAAAGTTATATTCTTCACTCATATATACGAATAGGTCGTAGCTACTCTTATTCTTGAGTTGGTTAAACATCGCTGGCAGATTAACGTCGTACTCGTCCTGAAATATAAAGTCAGCTAAGGGATAGTCGCAAGGGATGTCTCTCTTAGAACCTCCAATAGCAACTATGACTTTTGCGTCAACAGACCCTGTACCTGACTCATTTTCAGTACTACCTTTTTCTCTTTGTTCTTGCATTGGTACTCTCTTATGTTTTCCGCTATAGTTATTTCATGATTGCCGTGGAAATGCCAGTATTGATGTACTGGATTAGGTATAACAATACACTCTTTTGATTCGATCATAGCAAATTGCAACAACGAACCTATTATTGCTTCATTAATCTCGTAGAAGTATTGCTCGTCGAATACATGTCCAGCATCTACTACTGCATAGTATTGACAGGGCTGTACCCTACCACTCTTCTTATGTACCGAGTGTGTCACTACGTCTCTTGGAGTTGGTCCTATTAGATTCTCAATCCTCCATTTGAATCCGCAGTCTTCATTAAACAGTTCTCGTATATCTCTAGGTTTTATAGTACTGGTCCGTGGTCTAACTACTGTTACTCTTGCTGGCCGATTATTCTGAGCGTATAAACTATCTATAGTGCTACAGACAGACTCAATATTATGGTCTTCTACAAATACTATTGCATGAAACGATAAGCGAGTCTCTAAAGCCAGCATACGTTCTACCGTTGCGTCGAAGTCTTCTTCTGGTATCCTATCAATCCATCCCTTAGTTCTATAGAAAGGACATAGTCTATTTTCTATGACCATAAACTCCCTGTCTTCATCATAGGCTTCTACAACGTTTGCACCAACATCTTTATATTTTTTAAGCATACCCCTAGAACATCCAACCTGGGTCATATCATCGTATTCTGCAAAGACGCACGCTTTACATGAGGTATCATTTGACATCTGGTCTTCTCGCTTTAATTGAGTAGTATAGTTCATCCACTAGTTTAGCATTAACGATATTTAATCCTGCTGCCTGAATATTTTTAATAACGTCGTTGATTGTATCTGCGGACAACCTACCTCCGAACAGTACAACGTTAGAACGTGCAGTACTCATATTGCCGCTCATAATTTGCTGTCCTACGGATATCAAGTCAGTCCCACTGATAGTAATCTCACCTCCGTATCTAAGTTTACCTATAGCTTTCTTTATAAGCTTTGCGCGCTCTGAAAGAGGTACATAGTCGGCACAGTCCGCTAGATGTACTGATATACAACTAGCATTTTCTACCGTATCTAGTTCTTGCAACGATACTACAGTCTGATCGTTGTCTACGACAGACGTTAAATTCTGATGCTTCACTGCTATTTTCATCTAATATATATCCTTGTACTTAGGTCATTAAGAAGATCTATCCAGCCATCTCTAAACTTATTAATACTGTGATCCCTTTCTATCATCTCTTGTCCCGCAAGAGCCATGTCGTCTAACGTATCGCTATGTATCAGCTCTCTAACAAGTCTCTTGACAGAGTCTATATTGTCAAACAGTATAGCGTTTGTTTTATTTTCGAATACGGATTCGGTCCATCTGGTTCTGTTTGTTACTACAGCACACCCACACGCAGCCGCAAGCATAGCGAAAAACGGTGGACGATGTTCCTGAAATATCACCACACATACTTGTGAATTGGACATGTGATATATCAAATCCTTCATGGATGTATACGGAGTGGTGCGACTTCCATTATGTCCAATGCCCATTACTTTTGTATGGCAGTTAAGAAGTTCTGATAGTAACCCTGCGTCTTCTGGAGCGTAGTCTCCAACTACTAATACATCGTTCTGTTTTATTGATTGTTCCTGCTTTTCGAATCCGTATGGTATGTTATAAGATTCCATAGTATCTGAGTACGCCCACGATTCATTCACCATACTGTGCGGAGTAACGTATACGGAACCAGGAGGTAGTTGACTATTTATAAATCTCTTTAGATTAGAACTGGCTTCTTTGGTTGGTAGTTCGTGGTCTACTATTACTAGAGGTACATGGAAACGATGAGCTATGCCTGCCGCATTATGTACCGCTTCTTTTCTAAAGTTAACTACTACGGCTTGTATGTCTATCCTGTTAGGAATGAAGTTAGCGCCAGCGGGTAGCCAGTTTAATGACTGCGGAAAATTATTACAAGGCCATTCTCTGGATAGTGAATTACTAGGTGCGTATAGACGTACTGGAACGCTAGACATCATCCACTCAAAGTTTCCGTCGTATGGAATGTATAGTAGATTAGTGTCGTCTCCAGGCTTTCTAATAGCCTTGTTAATCACGTTATCTATTGCATCTTTCATAGTACTTCCGCCATCTTCTTAGCTATGCTTTCGTAAGTGAACTTTGGTAATATGTTTTTCCTAGCATACTCTTTTCTTTCTTCTCTAGTTTTCCTGTTCCTGTCATCATAGGCCCATCTCATTTGTGTCTGTAGGGACAGTATGTCTACCTTAAACCAAGTATCTCTGGTGTTATACAGGTAAGGTAGAGGTCTATCTTCTGCTATAGCTGGAGTCTTATAGCTACGTGCAAAATATCCCACGTCACCGTCTACGTATTCCACCATACTAGAATTCACATTTATTATAGGAGCAGACCCGAACATTGTAGCGTCAAAGGCGGGGATGCAAAAAGCCTCGCCGCTGCTAGGCATAACAAAACAGTCGCAGTCATTATGTAGACCGTATAGTTCATCGTTAGACAGGTACTTGAGCAATAGTATCTCCGACTTGTATGATGATTGATTCTTATACATTCCCATCGACTTTCGGGTACTTTGTATCATTGCTTGTGCTTGTCTCAGTGTGTCTTCCGCTCCAAGACCAACCCTGTTCAGCTTTAGGACTAGTCGTACTTGCTCATTGGGAGAGAATTCTCTATGAAACGCTATGATTAATGCATTGAGATTCTTTCTGCTTATGAACTCTCCGATAAAGTAGAACTTAAACTCATGACCATGATGCTCTTTCAGTAGTTCGTAGGAATATTCCTTGTTGTACTTCTCCGCATCGCAAGGTATAGAGATCACGTCTATATCTGTACTGACCTTAGAGTTCTCTAACATCCATTGTTCAAATTTGGAGGTAACCCACATTCTATCCATCAGATTGATAGATGCTGGCCAGGGAGTATATCTAACTGTAGATTCAAAGTAGGACAGTCCAATATTCTTGACTCCACCGTACCGTCTAAACATGTGAGGTAGACAATTCTGTATGATAACATCGTATTCATACGACGCGGATTCTAAATCCCGAAACTCTTCTATCTGATCCCACTTCTCCTGATGGTTAAGGTAGACTGGTCTTACAGCTAGGTTATGTCCAGTGAGACGTAAGGCTCGGATGTATTCTTTTGCGGCATTACCCCATCCATCGGTCTGCCTATATGGTCCTACGAATAGTATGTTTTTCATTTTAGATACTTATCTCTCTGGTGAGCGTACTCAATAAAGTCCGCGTTATGTAGCTCTAACTGTCCAGTTCTAGCCATCTCGTACTCAAGCTTATTATAGGCGTATGCAGACATTTCGTCATATACAGATTTTCTAGTGACTGGAATCATATCTACACCCGATTGACGAGACCCATAATTCAATTGACGCAGATATTTCAGGGCGAATCTGCTATTAAGATGCTTAGGTTCCTTCAACACGTTTAATATTAGCCAGTCAACGTAGTGAGAATTAGAAACCATACGTTTAGGATCTGGCATAGTGGGAGGTTTCCCGCATGGTAACATAGGAGCACTCCACTTACCTTGTAGGTTGGTTAGCTCAATGCTATCAAAATGGTCTTCCCATATCTTGGCCGTAGCATCCCAGTTGTAATATTTCTCTGCTGCCTTACGAGCCTTGTTACCCATGACCCTACGTATAGCAGAAGGCTTCTTGAAGAACTTGTATATTATCTCTGCACAGGCATCATTGTCAGGCAGGGCTCTATAAGCATGAGTACCTACATCCCTAAACATTCTCTCTACTGGTATAGGCATACCCTTGGTGTTTTTAATTACGTCTTCCATAGCAGAATAGTTTACTGACATGACTGGTACTCCGCAGGCAGCAGCTTCTACTTGAGGCATACCGAAACCCTCACACACTGAATATTGTATGTATGCATCGAACGTATTAATTACTTCCGATAGCTGAGATGGAGTAAGTCCTCTATCTGGACTGGGAAGTACAGCACTAGCGTGATTGCATCGACGACATACGGTTCGAGCATCCTTGAAGAAGCTGGCGAACGGACTGTCACAATTTTTGCAGATGTAGGTGAATAAAACCTTCCTGCCTAAACCATGTTCTCTAAGCAGGGACGGAATTTCCCATCCTAAATCTGGATAGCTTACATGAAGATACAAGTATGTATTGTTGGCGAGATCTTTCTCACCCTTATCATAACAGTTATCTATAAACTTTCTAAAGGCTTGAAACAAGTCTGGATATAGTTTACGAGCTTGGTTACGCATGATAGTACCAATGATATTCGCGTTAGGGAAGAATCCTAACTTTCTTCTATGCGCAGCTTTATCGGTGACTGGTGAGAATACATCTAGATCAACTCCAGGTGACGCAACAGAAGTGAGAGGTATATTGCTTCCTGTCTTCTGTAACGTTTTCATTCCATAGTCGGAATAAGTTGCCACCGAATCAGCACCAGAGAAGATAGATACCCAGTCCTCTTGTTGAGGAGCGGAGTCTACGGTCGGCATGATCGCCCAGTGAAAGAAGGGACGAAAAGTAGAAGTACCTTCAAATGCAAGCATCCACGGATCACGTATATCCCACACGATATCTGGTCGAAAGTCTACGCATGTTCTCTCGAATCTCCAGTTACCAAAAGGATTCTGAGGATGGGATTTGTATGCGGGAAATTGCAGGTCAGCCTCCTCCTTTATCGAGTTGGCGTAGTATCTCCACGGCACATGGTTGTCTCTAGGGTCGTTAACGTACCCATAGCAAGATAGCTCAGCTAGTTCAAACTTGTTAGTTTTAGCTAGACGACTTAACACCTCATTCCCATACTTGGCATAGCCAGTGTATAGGAAATGAGCATCATTACACATTAAGATTCGTTTTTTTCTCGTTTGCTTCATTGATCTTTTTTATCGCAGATTTGAATACGTTGTTTGACCACCCTCTGGAGAACCCCAGCGTAGAACATATATCTACAAACGTATGACCCTGCATACGCATGTCTAATACTGTTTGTTCGTTGTTAGTTAGATAGTCTGGTACATACTCCCACACTATAGAACTTACTGATTTATCTTCGATAGGAATGGTGTCATCTAACTGTACGTGTTGTTTCTTACGTCTGTCTAGGTCTCTTAGTATGGCCCATCTTACATGATGCCATATCAGAGTACTCAGCGCGGCTCTTTCGGGGTCGTGCTTGAGAATAGCCTTCCATGCTGCTATACGACCTATCTGTATAAATTCTTCTAGGTCGTAGTGGCTAGTGGGGTTGAAAGACTTAGCTAGAAAAACAACTAGCCCCATGTTCTCTTCGAGTAATGAGGCTAGTTGATCTTGATTAATATTAGACACCACCATTAGAAAGGAATGTCGTCGTCCACTGGCTGACCATCTGGAGCTACTGGTTGCTCGGTAGGAGCGTCATTAGATTCTGCTCCACCAGCACTGGCTAGTGCTTCCCTGTCCTTACGGGTTCGTAACATCTCAAAGTTTGTTACGCGGACTTTCAGCTTGGACCTTTTTTGTCCGTCTGTTTCCCATTGGTCTAGTTTGAGTGCTCCGTTAATAAGTAACGGGTCTCCCTTTTTGGCGTACTTACCAAGAGTCTCTGCTCCAGTGTCCCATGCTTCACAGTCTACATAGGTGACGCTTTGCTCTTTAGAGCCATCAGCCTTCTTGTAGTGTCTGTTAACCGCGATGCTAAACTGAGCTACGCTAGTTGTCTTGCCATTAGCATTAATGGTCTTGACTTCTGGGTCTTTAGTTAAGTTGCCTTTTAGGACTACAATGTTCATCTTCTCATCTCCTCGTTAAAATTACCAATTACACTATAAGTATACTCGACTAGAGCACAAGTGTCAAGTTAACTGCCACATTTTCTTAATAATAAAGCTATCTTTATTTTTCGACCTGTCTCCGCTTATAATAACAGTGTTTTCTGTCACACATGCTCCACAAGCTTTGATCTCTGGCCAATCTTTCGGGAAAACCACACAGCTTAGGGAGTCCTCCTGGTCGTTGACGGTCACAAAAGCCATCTCTTCTTGCTTAGTCTTAGTGATATGCGTCCTGATCTCCTCTATCTGACAAGCTATGAAGATTCCACTAGACTTCTCCTGTTGCTTATTGAACTCTAGTATGGTACAATTAGCCTGATCTAAGTCCTTACATGAGTCCAGTACAGATGCTGTGATAGATACTCCTAATCTAGCTTCCTCTATACGGGCTATCCAGTCTGTAGAGTCCTCCATTGAATAAGGAGGATCTTTAGCTAGTACTATTATATCCTTTAGTTTCTGTACTCTCTTGTAGTTATTGCAAGGACCATTAATCTTCTTACCTCCTTTACTATATGGAGCTACAGCTTTTTCCAGTAGTTCTATGATATTATCGGCAGTGAGATTCTGTTTAATCCATGCCTGTTCCTTCTTAGTTAGTACTGAGTACTGTTCGTAATCAAACAACATCTTAGTACGAGCTATCTTAAAGTGAGACAGTGCTCCAGCTTCTATGATACCTTTCATTATGGTACTGTCTACCTGCTGAGAGAAATGTACTAGAAACTCTATCCAGGTCCACTTACTTCTATGCTTATCTAGAGATGTTTCCGCTATGTATATAGCATTACTCATTTTCTTGACACGGTTCTCTCCAACACTCTTTATGTCACCGAAGCCAAAGTAGATACTGTCGTCGTAATCGTTATAATTGTCGCTGATCTTATCGTACACTCTCTTAAATCTAGAGTTGTCGCTATTAAAATCAGGAGGCAGAACCTTAATACCCATCTGGTTAGTATTGGCTATGAGTAATTTAATCTCGTCGAACTTCTTTGACTTGTCTTTAGCATACCATAAGTAAGAAGTAAAGAAAGCTACGGGAAAGTGAGCCTTGAAGTATGCTGTCTGATATGCATTAAACGCATAACAGATTGCATGACTCTTGTTGAACGAGTATCTCTGTGACTTCTCGATCCACCCAAAGATTTCTTCCGCTTCTTCCTTAGTTACTATACCTACGGACTTGCAGCCTGCTATAAATTCAATCTTAACCTCGGCCATAACGTCGGCTTTCTTTTTACCAATAGCCTTACGTAGTACGTCAGCCTGTTGTAAGGTGAAGCCAGCTATGAGTTGAGCTATCTGCATAGCCTGTTCCTGGTAAATCATCTCACCAAAAGTTCCTACAAGAATAGGTGCTAGTGCTTCATGAAACTGCTCTACCTTTTCTACGCCATTCTTTCTGTCTATGTAGTGCTCAGCAATGTTCTTACTGCCTCGATAACTTTGCGTACATCCAGGTCGTAGGATAGCCATCAACGCAGCTAACTGCTCTATGTTTTCGGGCATCAGCTTCTTTGAATACTGCTGTCCGAATCTGGTCTCAAGCTGAAATACACCTTTAGTATTACCAGTAGCGAATAGATTCCACGTTCTACTACAGTCTTTAGGTAAGGTCTCTATACGAGGGTCTACCCTAAGTCTAATCGGTGGACCATTTTGCGTTACTTCAAACTTACACCCACATTCGTAATGAGCGTATCCGTCTTTAATCTCAACCATCTTTTCTCCAACTATGAACTCAACCTGGGAATCATTGCCCCACGAAATTTAACCTTGGCCGCTATAGACCTGTGTAGTCTCAAGAACTTCTGAATCATTGCTGCTTCGTCTCTGATATCAACGAGAGCATCATGAGCACCTTCATCGGACATTCCAAAGAATTCTCTCAAAGCACCCATATTGTAAGCCTTGGGTTCTGGCAGATTCTCAAACCAGTAGAAGGCTAGTTCCATAATGTCTACTACGTCACGAGGTTGAAAAATCTTCTGCTCCCCATCCTTAGTAACAGTACCAAACCTCGTACACATACGATCTACGATAGTATTATCAAAGCGTCTGATGTTTGCACCCGCACGTATTGGAGCGGAGAACTTACTACGTCTAGCCTGATTGTTATTGTACTTGAGCAGATAGGTACAGAAGTCACTCCACACCTGTTTCTGGTTGGGAGCATCTTTCCATTTCTGCAAGATACCCATTACAGCTTCATCCTGATCTCCACTCTTTAACTCATAGAAGTCTGGATGATAGTTTGTAGCGTGCCACTTAATTGTGTCGTAGTTCTTCTTCAAGTAATTCTTATCGTCTATCCCCTCTGGACGCATGTACGATACGAATTCCGAATCTTCTACTATATTCAAAGTGTGAGGGTGAAGCATGAGAGCAGCAATCTGTACTGGCTCGCACGTTTCTGGCTTAGGACTATCTGTCTCAAAATCGTAAACACATATATAGTTCTTCAATGTTATTCTCCGTATATTGCGCGAATGTCTTCTTCGTCAACGATGTACAGGTCGCCAATCTGATCTCTCTCGAACAGTTGGCAGATAACTACAAGCTGTCCAGGCTTAATATCTTTTACGTCTGGCCCGTCTCCTACAGAGACTACTTCTACAACTGGATTATCTTCTACCGTACCTTCTGGTAATATAATACCATTCTTAGATACTGGAGTAGCCTTAACTTTACGAACTGTGATTCTATCACCTCTCGGTTTCACTGCGTTACTCATGTCTATTCTTCCTTCTCTTCTTTAGGGTTTAGGTCCATTGCTTGAGAATATCTTCTGTTAAAGAAATCCTTACGTACTTCTTCGTCTGTTATTTCTGTCACTCCTTCTATCGTGTCATCCAGAATTAAGGAGTTAGGATTCGCTGGACTTTTTTCAAAAGGTATGTTTTCCATGTTCATCACTTCCTCTGGACCGAACGACCCGATGCTTGTAACCATAACTGGCTCTTGCCTGTCCGTTACGCTAAAGTCTTCATCTACAACGACTTCACTTTCTACTACTACATCAACCTCGGTAAGTCCGTGTAGCATAGAACATTCTCCTGTGTCTATGTTGACTACTGCGACTTTTCCTCCACCCGATCTTCCTGCTAGATCATGTGCATAGGTCGCTCCATCGTAGGTAAATTTCTGTCCTGGTTGGACTCCTGCTAGTCTCATATTAAACTCCTGAATTAAATTAGTTAAATGATATGTACTTCTTTGTTAGCTGCGAACTGCATGACCTTACGCTTTCCACCGCTGTTCTTATATGTAGCGTTATATTCTTTACTGCAACACGTTCCCTTGACGTGCTGCACCTTAGTGAATACAATATGTGGAGACGTGTCAATTGAAAACTGACTACTCACAGATAGTTCCTGAAATTTCATGTATGTCTCCAAACTCTAAACCTTGACAAACTCCCATGACCTTGTCTAGTGACGTAATACTTAGTACGTCAACCTTTAGACCTCCTACAGCTTCAAGGTCTTCCATCTCAAACGCCGCAGCTTTCTGACCGCTTTCAACATCGAAAATCATAGGACACATATTGCCCAATGGTTCTGGTGCTATAACTACTCCCGCTGGATGCTTAGACTGTACGGTCTTTGTCCCTTCTAGCCTCATTGCCTGAGTAAAGCGTTGAGCAAGAGGACCGATGAGGTTACCGTCATCGCCAATACTACACCACTGGTCTAACTTCTTTGGAGTGTGTTCTAGACACCATTGTAAGATAGAAGATTCTCCTGTGTCCTGTTTCATCTTCTGGAGTTCGTCTGTGATCTTATGTTCTTCTACGATATTCTTAGTCACCATCTTAATCTCTTGAAAGGATATACCTCCGTGAGCACGAAGCACGTCTGTTAAAGCTCCACGTCCCTTAATCGTCTGGAATGTTACCATCTGCCCAACATGATCTTCTCCGTACTTTTTTCTCATATACTTGAGGACATGCTCTCGTGCATACTTAGGCACGTCCATATCAACATCAGGCATAGATATGTGGTCCGCTGTATTTCTACCAGCGTTATAGAACCTCTCAAAGAGTAGTCCAAAAGGCATAGGATCAATAGCTGTGATATCCATCAAGTAGGATACTAGACTACCAGCAGCAGACCCTCTACCTGGGCCTGCAAGCCATTTGTTTCTACGAATAAAATTAATGATGTCTGCTACAATAAGGAAGTAACTAGAAAGTCCAGCTCCCTGTAGTACTTCCAACTCCCTCTTAACTCTATCTCCATACTCCTGAAACTTCGCAGGATTGACTACTCCCTGAACCTTATTACGCCACCCTTCTTTACATAAGTGCCTCAAATATGAGTCGGCATTCATTCCGTCAGGACATGGAAAGTTAGGTAGGATAGGACTCTTTAATATCCCCTTGTAGTCATCCACTCTAGATGCAAACAGTAATGTATTGTCTAACTCTTCCGCCGTATGAAACTCTTGCATCTCTACGAACGATGGTATATGATACTGTGAACACCTAAAGAATCCGTTAACTCCAAACGATGCCTTACTTGCTTGTTGCAAGGTAGAGTTCATCTTAGAGCAGATAAGAATCTGTTGATCTACAGCGTCTTCTTTTCTGGCGTAGTGAGAGTTCGGTGTTGCCACACATGGAATTCCCGTGTCTTTACTGATGGCTCTAATACACTCTGCAATAATCTTATGTCTGGGAAAAGTGGCCGAGTCTATCAACTGTACCTCTAGAAAGAAGTTGTCCTTACCAAAGGCGTTTTCAAACCACCTAGCTAAACGACATCCTTCTATCCTCCACTGACTAGAGATCTCTCCCTCTTCATCGAATAGTATGTTGGCCATACAAGATCCAACATGACCACTGAAAGCCATTACATTTCCGCTAGTTGTAAATTCTGCTATCCTGTCGAGGTCTAGTCGTGGCTTATGGTAGAAGGTATTCTTATCATTAGCCCTAGACATCATCTGGACCATATCTCTCCATCCGTCCTTGTTACGTGCTATGATACACAGGTCGGATAGTTTTCTATTTCTCTCGGTTTGTATCTCTGCGTCTTCCTTACATACGTAGAATTCGCATCCTAGCAACGCTTTTTGTGCCGACTTTTCCTTTGACTTCTTCATCTCTGACAGGAACTGGATATGTCCAGACATTGTTCCGTGGTCTGTGATTGCAGAACCTTCTACTCCTATCTCCTCACAGCGAGTAGATATTTGCTCAGGTGTACTAAGTCCGTCCTGTAGACTAAAGTGCGAGTGTACGTGTAGTGGGAAGTACGTCATATCTTTTCCATTATTTCTTCTATAGTATATTGTTCTACTTCACTACTGTCTAGTCCGTCTGTAAACATTTTCTCATGAAGATTTTCCCCAGCTTGGAGTCCAATCTTCTTAATGCTTGTTGCTTCGCCGTACTTGTTTTGCATAGCTGTAAGTAAGTTGCCCATGCTAATACTTTTTATATATGGACACCAAGCGTTTGCATCTTGTGACATTCTTTCAGCATCAAACACAGTCCTGATAGCTTCGTCTACGGTCCAAAAGAATCTAGTAGCTTCTGGATCAGTTATGACTATCTCTTCTCCTGCTTGCAAAGCCTTTTTCCATTTTGGTAGAATTGACCCAGTAGAATACAAAACGTTTCCATAACGAACGATAGTATATCTATTTGCAGGTCTCATTCTCTGATATTCTTGCACTAGACGTTCTGTTATAAATTTAGACGCTCCGTACACTCCAGTTACACTAGCTGCTTTATCTGTACTGATATATACGAAGCTGGAGACCCAAGCTTTCTCTAGTAGGTTCATGGTTCCAATAATATTAGTATTGATACATTGAAACGTATCCTTTTCCGCTAATCCTACATGCTTAAAAGCTGCTAGATGATACACCTTATCTATATTTCTAGTGGCTTTTTCTGCTATGTGGGGATCGGCTATGTCTCCACAAACAATGTTTATACAAGGATGACAATTCTGTAAGTCAGTCAGTTTACCCTCGTTACGAGCGACGACCGTAATACAATCATCTGGACAAGGCAAACTCCGTATCAATGCCCTACCTAAGAATCCAGTACCTCCAGTTACCAATACTCTCATTTCTCTACGTCTCCAGGCTTCTGATAGTAGTCTACATGATGACCAGGAGCAGACATATTTTCTATGACTAACTCAGAACTTCTATGCTCTAGACAGAACTTAACTTGTTCACACTTTGTCATAGGTTCTCCTATCTTACTAGGCTGTCCATATCTCTTTTCTATTATTGGTAGTACAGAAGTTCCCTCGAAACTAGTACGTCCGAAGTGACAGAACTTAGTACACTTCCACGTTTTCTTTAACGCTGGAGCCGCCGTGTTCTTAATCGCTTCAAATTTACGACGTAACATATCTTCGATACGAGGAATGTCTTCCTTAGAGAAGCATATAGTAAACGGACCACCATCATTGATGAAGTAGATCACTAACTGTATGTTGTCTATCTCTGGATAAATGTGTGTGGCAGCATAGTAATACATCATTAACTGATGATCCTTAGTAAGTGCCGCGTAATCCTTTTCTTCTCCAGTAGCCCAGTTGATACGTTTGCCAGTCTTCCAGTCTAGTATCTGGTAGGTGTTCTTATTTATGCGGGACACTTGATCTATTGTTCCCTTGATGGATAAGAAACCTTTGAGACGTTCTCCATCGGGTAGTTCGTAATCATACATAGCCCACGGTTTAGTGATCTCTATGTCGAACGCTTGTTCCGCTTTTACGATATCTGAATTTCGCGGATCGTGCTCTCCCTTGTTATACTCAAGAGCCTTGTAGGTCCATGCTCGACAATGCTTCCTGTCAAGAGGCTTCCATGTATTGACGGAGTGAGAAGAATAGTAGTCATAGCACTTGTCAACGATCTTATCTATGTCGTAGTTAGCTAGGTTAATTCTACCAGCGATCTCGTCATCAAATCTCTTACGTCCGTTCTGTCCATGTAGCTTTACATCGGCTAATACCTCTAGTACCTTATGAACGATAGTACCCTTTTCTGCCTTAATGTTTGGTGGACCCTTATGCCCAAGGTTGTATTCCAGGTAGTATTTCATGGGACACATATCGTGACAACCATACGAGCTACTTCTTAGGTATGTAATAATTGACATTAAGACACTGCCTCCGTAAGGCTTGCGTTACCTATCTGATCTACGTATCCCCATCCCTCAAGAACCTTGTAGGTTGCTTCGTTCTGTTCCGAGATGGTCATTTCCGCATTATCTACCACGGCATCAAACTTGTTCCAATCGAATCTATCGCGGTCTAATGCTCTCTCGCTTTCATGTGCGTCTGCATCGTCGCCATTACGAGTGAATCGTATGACTTTGCCTCCAGCTTCCTGAGTAGCTTTTACCTCGTTGACGAATCTACAGTCTGTAATAATAGCCAGTTTAGTAGCGTAGTCTTTGATGCGATTGATTGTTCCAGCGGACCATACCTTGTCATACATCCTGCGGAATAGGTCAGTACCAACATACTGCATTACTTCCCTAGCGGTCATCGGTCCTGGCTCATGCACTATGAAATATTTACCTTCTACCATATACGTGTCATAGTACTTACCCATTCTGCCCCAGAATGGTATCTGAGCCTGTTTCATTTTGGGTGGAGCCTGTGGTAATACTCCAGGCATATCTTCCCACATAAGATGCGTGATACTATTCTTTTGCTCGTCCGTACCGTAGCATTGATCGTGAGTTAGTCCTAGAAGATTGATACATACGTCGGTCTTGAGACAGTCCGCGAAGCTATAGTTCCTGATGAACGGATAGATAAATTCTTCATTAAACTGTCGTGTTGTGTCGTTGTTACGATCTATATCGAAGAGACCTTCGTAATCAGCGTTACCCAATACGTCGCTAATGAATAATCCTTCTGGTCTAACCTCTACGGCTTTTCTAACTACTCCTAGTTTAAGTAGCTCTAGTCCAAGAAGGAAGTTGAATACGGTATTCTTACCACTTTGCTTTCTACCGCTAAAGGCTATAATATTTGTCATAATGCTAATCCACTTTCTATTTTGTTTATTATTGGTACTAATTTGTTGTGTAATAAAGTAACCGTGGCTTCTCCGATATCAGAGTCGCTAATCACGGGACTGTGGATGGAATATATGGAGCCGCACGACTCACGAATGTTCTCTAGTGCTAATCTACCCGCGTGGTCGGGGTCTGTCAACACAATAAGTGCTAAAGCGCCAGATTTATCCAAAATATATCGCTGACCGTCAGTTAAATGCGCTCCGAACGTCGCAATTGAGTTGTGGATGCCAGCTTCCTCCAGTCTCCAGACATTTCCAGGACTCTCTACGATTATTGCAACCTTAGATTTACGGATGTAGTCCTTGGCATACCAGTAGTTATAGAGATAGTTCTCTCCCTTAAATCCGTAGTTGTGTCTCCACTTGCAGAACTTCCACTTGTTCTTATCGTCGGGACACTGGTGAGTTGGATTGTGATATGAATTACAGATAGGACACATATCAAAGATTGCTCTACCACTACATCCTACAACGTTCTTATGGTCATCGTCGTAAATGGGAACTACCGCTCTCATAAACATCTGCTTACCCATCTCCGTACATAGTCCAACGTCATACTTTTCTAATATCTCGGCAGTATAGTGTCTACTAACATAATACTCCGCTGGTATACTTAGTCCGTCTCTGACTGTGCGTCTAGAGATATTTAGATTACGCGCTGGTTCTTCTCTAGCGTAAGTACTGGTCATGCTGTTGACAAACCTACCTTGTTCTATCTGTTGGTAGTCAATCTTAATCTCCGATAAGTCCTGACCTCCTACGAACTTCATTAAGAACGATATAGCGTCTGCAAAACTACATTCTTTATCAACGTCTTTAGGGTCTGTCCATCCGTATTTATTCCTGGATATATACCCTCTAACGAATCCTATAATATTAGGTTGGAAGTGCTTGTGACATGAGTGAGTAAAGCATCTCCAGTTACCAATGGTTTCGTGACCAGTATGAAAGATGTTGAAAGCCGTACCGTTGTCTGCATCTCCATGTATAGGGCATTTACCCACGTAGAATCTACTACGACGACTGAGACCCTCTACTCCTAGAGTCTCTAACAGGGATTCTAACTTGTGTCCTGCTGCCTTCTCCAGGATACGCAGGTCCATCTTGTCATGTATCTTTACTTTAGTCTTCATTATCTCTTCCCAATTTACGTACTAGTCAAAAGGTATCTCGTCTACCATCTCTCCGTCTTCACCGTCATTATCGAATATGAAATCATCTCCCACGCTTAGATTTTTAAGGTCAACCTCGTCTATCTGAGCACGATATTTATTCATGTAAGCATGTACGTACTCTCCAAAGTCATGTCCTGGACCGTACCGTGACATCACAGTAACAATCTTTCTATTGCCCTTGTTCGTTCCATCCTCTGCTATCTCTTCATTAGACTTATACTTGAAGATACTGAAACTGATACAGAACCATGACAGCCTGTCCGATCCTGACACAACAGCCGAGGTCTCACTGTCAATGCCATCTTTGTTTAGCTGAGTGAAAGCTATAATAGGAACCGCATATCTAATACCGAAGTTCTGTAGTGCAGTCATCATACAACCCAGAACCTGATACTCCTTGATAGACTCAGTAATCCCGCTAGTGTCCTGAACCTTTAAGTAGTCATATAGAATAACGCAGTCCTTTGCAGTACCATCAGCGTTGAGTCCGACCGTGTTCTGTACCCATCGTCTCATAACATACAACTGATCCTCAAAAGATTTACCCGCAATGTCCATGCGGTAGATAGGAAGCTTCTCAATCTCGTCAACAGCCTCCCACACACGAGCCCTTTCCGCTTCGTCCTCCTTGAACTGCCCCATCTTTACAGTCTTAATGTCTACGTCCGCTATCATAGCGGTGAGCTTGTCTGAGATATCTCGGTATCTACCCTTCTCGATCATTTCCGTATCGAGGTATAGAACTGGGATACCGTTGCGAGCAATGTTCTTAGCCATGTTCATAGACAGAGTAGTTTTGCCTACTTTAGGTCTAGCTCCTAGCATCGTAACGCCTGGGTTTACTCCACCTCCAATGCTTTCATCGAAGGATGGAAAGCCAGTAGGTATGCCAATAGTAGTGCAAGGATTATCTTCTAAGTATTGTATGTACTCTCTAATGCCATCGCTAATCTTCTTCGGCTTTAGCTCGGTCTCTCCCTCGAACAGTGAGGTAAAATCAAAGATAGTATTTTCTGCTATACCTATAAGCTGAGCGATAGGTTCCGAACCATCTATGTCGGACATTCTTTCTTGTAGAAGTCCTCCCTGATTGTGGATCAGTCTAGCAATCTCCAAGCGTCTAAGTTTGGCAGAGAACTTTCTAACGTTAGTCTGCTCTACTCTTAACTGTAGAATACTATTAAGATGCTTACCTTCCTCTTTCCTCTCAAATATATGATTAAGGCTTAGCTCAGATGCCGCAGATAATATAGACGGTAGATCAACTACTGCCGAACTATCTGCTTTACATATATGCTCTAAACACTTAAAGATAATCTTATTAGAATCACCAAAAAATGTATTTACCTTTACCAAATCTGTTATGTCCAAAAACATGTCTGCGCCATGTTGACATATTCCAGCCAGCACAGCTCTTTCAGCCGCTACGTCGTATGTTACTGCCATTTATCTCTATCTTCCTGATCTCGTACAATTGTTGCAAGTGTATGTAATATTACCCGTCTCTTCATCTCTTAATAGTAACGCAGGGTTTACGTCAAACCATAGTCCACAACCATCAATTACACCGTCGTCTCGAAACGGTCCAGTGCATTGTACCTCTACAAACTTAAAGTCATCTGGTCTTTGTAAAGCTTCTCTATCTGTCCATAGTTTTTTATCTATCTTAGTGTCGCTCTTACAACTGTTCCTATCTCTCATCTTCTCAAACTTGTTTTCGCCAGTTAGTACTACCTTCTGACCTACTGCCTGAATGTTTCCCTTCCCTCTTCCCATTTGTACTGGACTTCCTCGTCTTCTACTACTACCTCCTCGTCTTGGAGACTCTGTTATTTGGTTTTCGGGATTTCTCGGTGCTGTCCTGCCGACTCCAGCGGAACCTTTACTTTGCTCTGGCTCGTTCGGTAGTTGAATTTTCTTTCGTGGTCCTGAGCGACCAACCTCCTGTTCAATTATCACCTCATTATCAGGATTGTCAACCTTCTTGTACTTTTTTCTTTTCTTCCTTGACTTATTTTGCTGTTTTTGCTGCTGCGGACCCTTACTTTTTTTCTTCGGACCTTTATTTTTCTTAGGTTTTTCTTCCAGCATCGAGCCGATCATGCTCTCTATCTTGGCCCGTTCTTCATCGGACAATTGTGATAGGTCTTGTATTATTTTCTTCTGCGTCATGAAGCTTCTCCTAGCTTGTGTTTATATATGAGAGAGATCACGTATGACAGATTCTTAATACCACTAGATAGTTCAGACAGTCTGTCTATTCTCTGGGTAGCATACGCAAGCATCTTGTATAGCTCTTTAGCTGCTGAGTTATCTTTTGCTATCAAAGCCATTTTCATGTCATGTTTGAGGAACTTATCATACTGAGATATACTCACGGCGGCTATAGAATTTAACTCAGATTCTGACCAAGTTTTAATAGCCTTCTCCCTATTGAGACATCTCTGTAGATAAAACTGATACTGAGATAGTCTAATAGAAATAGATATAGCCCTGTTAGGACTCATAGCTTCTATCACCTGTCTATCCATACTTAAATATTCCTGCAACTCAGCGTTGTCTCCTGGAGCATTGTTCTCTGGGAGACCTACCTTACCTTCGTAGTCGTCCAACACTTGGTTACGCATCTTTAACTTATCTTTTTGTGTTATACTCATAACTGTTCTTTCCAATCTTTCTGCGTATCGTAAGGTAGTACTAAAATTTCTATGCCGTTAATCTCACACCACAGTATCTTTTCTTCGTCATTTTTCTGTTGCTTCAAAAACTCCAGTGCCGTGGAATGGAACTGACTACTATACTTATAATGTTGCTGGCCGTGGACCTCCACCACTAATTTTCTCAGTGGTAGATAGAAGTCCAGGTACAGGGTTTTAGTCCTATGTGTTTTTATAGGTACTTCTTCTAATACTAGGAGTGTAGGGAACCTCTCTTTTATTAGACCTCGTGCCTTTACATGCAACGCTGATCGCGGTCTAGTATCGAGTGTAACTTCCTTGCCTGCCATCTGCCACTTGGTTTCATTATTTTCTAGATCATATACTAACACTAGGCAGTCCCATCATGTCACGGTATTTCTCATTGACAGTTTGATACAGTACGTCATCTTCCATTAGTCTTGGTCTCGCGGATTCGATTCCTTGCACCTTGCTTTCGTCTGGAAAATAATACCAAGACCCAGCCTTACGAATAATACCTAAATCTATAGCCATATTCACTAATTCTAAAGGCTTGTCTAGTCCGTACCCGTATCTAAACTTAGACGTACACTTTGGCACATTAGGACCGTTCAGTAGCGGAGAACATAGACACTGCCATTCGATATTCTTACCTATAACAGTATCAGTCTCTCCGTCCTTCCAGTCGTTACTCCATGCTTTTAGTTTTACGTCTACCTGATATTGAATCTTTGTGCCAGACGCTTCTGCCCATGCCGAAAATCCGAAGCCAGTGTTTGCTATCTGGTGTGTAATTCCTACTACTATAGACTTGTTGATAGGTATGACGTTAGAGATTCTCTTGCAGAACTGCGATAACATTTTAGGTACATCGTCTCGATAAGCTTTTCCGTCCCATTCGTTTGCTCTGCCAGATTTGCTACATAGCTGAGAGAAGGAGTCAAATATAAAGATGCATCCAGGCTTCTCATTAATAAGTTGTTCACCTATGTCTAAATAGTCTTCTGCGGTATAGATTTTACCAGGATACGATCCTATAACAGTAACATCTTCGTCTATATGTGGTATCATGTGGTGGATACCAGCTAGGTCTCTAGCGTTAAGCCTACCTTCTATATTGAAGAAGTATAGGTGACGCTTGTTTTCAAATTCGGAAGGTATTTTCAGGGCAGTAGCAGCCATATCTAGTGCCGTAACGGTCTTACCGACCTTGGGAGGGCCAGTAGGTATCACAAAAGACCCGAATGGAATTCCTCCACCGAGCATACAATCTATAACGGGACTAACTGGCACTATAACTTTCTTTGCTTCGGTAATGTAACGACCAGTAGTAAATGCTTGATCTCCAAACTTCTTCTTCAACTTGTCTTCTATCGTCAGTACCTTTTTAGGTTCTTCTTTAGTCTCTTTTTTCTTCGCAGTCTTCTTTGCCATTTTCGTATGCCTCAATATCAAGTGCTAAGAGCTTGTCCATAGCAGAAGTGCCGTGGTGGACAGTGCGTCTCGTCGGTATATCTATTATACCCTTCTTGCTCTTAGGTTTGTTGATATTTTCTTGTTCTTTCTGTTTTTTTGCTCCATCTATTTTTTTCTGTTCCTTAGCCACGGCAGAAGGTATCCACCTCGGCAGTAAACTCCTGACCTTGCTATTTTTAACTGTATTTATTATGGCCCTTTCATCGAAACTGCTTAATAGTTTATGAACAGACCTAGTTTGAGCAGAGAAATAACTAGCCCACTCTGGAAGCTTCCAGAATTGTCTAGGTAAGTCTATCTTCAAATGTCTAGCTCGGTACTCACACACGAGTTCGATGATGTACTGTGCTCCAGTGACGTACTCGCTAGGGCTATACTTGGAGGGGTATCTTGATTTATCAGTTACTTCCTTTGCCATATAAACGCTCCCAATTTGTCTTACATTTTCTTATTTGTTTAAGGCTCATACTTAGGTAAGGAACCATATCTAGTCCGTATGGAGCATATATCTTGGTGTTAACGTTTTTATACAACTTGCCATCTACGCTCCAGTTGCTGTAATGTACATCAATTCCTTTTGCCATACACCCGCTCCTTCTCTCTCCAATGCTTACGCCATATTTGTATTTGATGTCTTCTTAGTACTTCGAAGTCTTTCTTGGACCTTATTAGTGCTGGAAGCTGAGCTAGTCCAAGTACGGATTGTGGATGTGGTATTGTAGAACCTATTCTAACTGTTACGTTTGCCATACAGACGCTCCCTTTCTTTCTTCTTTGTACGTATATCAACCATTTTACGTATTTCATAATTGCGTACACACGATTTCATGTATTTATCAATCGCTTTGAATTGTTCTGGATTCCATCTAACGTTTGCCATACAGACGCTCCTGATTCTTTATTCGTTTACGTTCCAGTTTTACAAAGCCACGCTTCATTACCTTTATAGCTTTCGTCACACATTCCCAAGAATCTTTCGTTCTAGCCGCAGCAAGAATCAATGCGTCAAAAGCATCGTTATGTGCCTTGCTTACCATAAAGTCTCTCCCGTTCTTTTCTTTCTCTACGTTCCCTTGCTTTCGTAGCCTTGTCTACTATTTGGTAAGACTGTCTTAACGCATACATAGCAGACCTCAACGCACTATTGTTGTTTAACATTTTCCGAATATGTCCTTTATAGTGCGAACCATGTTCAATCGTCCACCAAAGATTCTACGAGGATTAGGAATTGAGCCTTTACCGTATAGTCTTTCCGCGTTCTTTCTCTTTATGCGCCACCGTCGCATCATGGCTGACTGACGTTTCACACGTATATCTGTTGCTGTTATCATGGGTTTACATACCTCGATAGTCGTAAAGCAAAAGGCTTACTCAATACTGGAGCAGTACCCTTACCATATAGTCTTTCAGCATCTTTTCTCTTTAATCTCCATCTACGCATAATAGATGTGTGCAGCCGTAAACTTCTCGCCTTAGCGGAAATACTTAATGGAAAGTCTCTATGGTTTACCATGCAGACGCTCCCATTCTTTCATCAGCATACGTGAATTACGTTTCATTGCCTTCACAGGGTCTCTATTCTTTGCTCTCTCCAACTGACGCGCAAGTTGCTTGGCACGCCTCGCATTTTCAGATTTGGTTGGTGGCTTATTACTGTTTGCCATAAAGTCTATCCTGTTCTCTTTTTATTCTACGTGCTGTTACCCTACAGTTTTTATGCACATCTACCTTCACCATACGAATAAGATGACCCGTATTGGTAACATGTCCATATACAGCAATTGGTATATTAGATGCGTTTGCCATACAGACGCTCCAGTTCTTTTTGACTTCTTCTTCTATAGTAACTATTACGAGTGTTCATTATCTTATCGAGCCAGATGCTAAGATTAACACGAGCTTCATGTTCTGGTAAGGTTATGGCAGTATGTACTAAAGGCATAGGGATTATCTTTGGTCCCCATATAAGATCATTTAGTGTAGCGTTTGCCATATAGACGCTCCCGATTCTTGTAGTACCTACGAGTACTTCTGTTCATATCGTCGAATATCTTATCCCACTCAGCATCATTACGGGGTAGATTCCCGTCGTCTTTTAGAGTTACTTTAGACCGCACAATTTGAGTGTGATCGTCCATTGTAATATTACGTGTCGCGTTTGCCATAAAGACGCTCCCGTTCCTTTTCTTCTCTACGATTCTGCCGCATAGTAAACGAAACAGATGTTAGCATATTTTTCTTGAGTGGCACAAATTTGAAATTATCACTTATATCGTATGTTGGAATATGCACCTTAGTCATAAAAGATTCTAGCTCGACGGGAACGGGAAACTTCGCGTATTGAACATACGGACCTTGATTACCCAGCTTAGAAAGGCCGTTACCTTTTCCGTCTGGTGCATTATTAACTAACGGTATAGGAGTCCATAGGTTTGATGCCATAGAGTCTCTCCTGTTCTTTCTTCTCTCGACGGTCCCATCGTTTCAAACGTTTATTAAGTGCGGCAGATATTTCTTCACGCTCTCTAGTAGAGAATGAATGATCTATCCAGTCATACTGATTCGCAATAGGAGCCCATGACTGACTCACGCTAGGAGTCGATACGTTTCCCATAGAGTCTCTCCCGTTCCTTTCTCTGCATAGTATCCCACCTTCGTATGGCTATATCTGCACAAGTATAAGGCTTCCCGTCTACTTGATAGTGATACATAAGTGGATATTTGCCACTATCCAGAAGTGTATTTATTGTGAACTCTGGAGTATCTTTATATTCGTAGCAAGGCTGCTGCGACATTACATGTACTCTCCAGTTTTCGGATTAAACACGTTACCTCGTGAGGAACGCGAGTTACCCAAGCTTTTCTTTGCGTGCATATCTCCTCTGATAGACGCAGCCTCAGACATGATCGCCACACCTTCCCTACCACCCTGAGTTTTCTTAGTGATAAAGTGGCCAGCACTCATACGAGATATACATCTAGTGTATAACAATTCGTCGTTATTCATACTGGGATCGCCATTAGAACTGTCTAGAGCAGAGATTATAAGCTGTCTAGTATCATTCTCGGTAAGTCCCGCCGTAATAAGCTTATTAGTTACGTGTATTATAGTACGCGGGTCTATGTGGTCATACTTTTTACTTAGATCAGACTCATCATAAGAGGCAGGAGTTTGTGCCTCGTCCTTATCTATCTGAGCACCAGCTATAGTAGACAGTAGGTCATTCAACTCTCCGCTAATATAATTGTCCACTATCTTAGTTGTGCGATCTAGACTGTTAGCAATACTGTCTACGGTCAGTCCCTTGGACACTCCCTTTTGGATAGCCATCTTATCCGTGTTGCTTAGTTTACCTTTTTTAGCCATTACGAATCTTCTCTTTCTGCATTAAGTAAATGCGCCTTGTTCTTTGTCTTCAAGAATTGAATATAGTAATCAAAAGAACTTTTGTTTACTTGGTGATATGTGAATTCGTTTCCAATTGCATGATGGAGCACCTTATTGTGTCTGCCTTCGTCCATGCCTAAAGGATTGAAAAATTTGCCACCTACCGCACTCTTAACATAGTACTTTAGGTTGCGACTATTGGTACTGACGGTTCGAGCAAAGGAAAGAGTCCTATTTTCTGCGTCTGTCTGCACTCCCTTATCGTCCGTGGAGTCTCCAAGAATCGGATAGTCGTCCCCGTCTATGTAATCGTGATTACCAAACATGGTATAACACACTACCTCACGAGATATCTCTGTATTGAAATTCTGTTCTGGAGAGTCGTCCTGTACTTGACTGTTAGGACGAAAGATTGCCTTATCAGCGTCTCTCACGTTTACTCTACCACTTTCGTATTTTCTCTTAGCCATCTTTTGTATTCAGCCTTTCTATAAATTCGTCTACTTTTTCTTGCGCTTCTTTATGTGTCGCGCCAGTGAAAGTAAATGTTTTGGATTCCGCAGTACTAGGGCGACCAGTGCAGCGCCCCGTCGTATCCAGTTGATAATTCTCGTACCTAACCAAGACAATAGCTTGGTGCGGCGCTTCCTTACTAATGTTGTTTCTAGTTGACACAGTGGGTCTTCTTTCTTGAAAAATAATCTAACATAGCCTATGTTTTCTTCGTAGTATCCATCTGGAACTGGAACACCTTCCGATAGACGTTTGCGAGGCTTGGATTCTCCAGTAGTTACACCCATATTCCCAGCCTTGAGAAATTTATCACCTGGAAGTTGCATTAGCCTATCTATTTCTACGTCTTCCTTGCAAGACTCTCTCTCTGGCATACTGTCGAACCGATTAGGTATGTCTTTGAGTGATTTAACCGATTGTATGTGACCTCTTTTCATATCTTGTTCCCAGGTCATGGTTTATCTCCCTTCTAATTTGTCTCTATGAACAATCGAACCATCAGACTGTTGCACAAAAGATGGTTGTCCATCGCTCTTACGATATTCGTTATGCTTATTCGTAAGGTGATGACGTTCATCTGCACTTAGCTTGGTGGATTGTTTGTCGGCATAAACGCCTAGTGTGGTGTGTACGTGAACTTCTGCACATCCGAACAATTGATGGAGGGGTTTTCTCTTACGACAGGCAGGGCAGGATTTGGGTTGCTTGTCGTCTTTTTCGGACATTAGACAGGTGAACTCGATTACGTTATCGCATCCACCGTCGTCTGAGTCACATATATATTGGTATGTGGGCATAGGTTTATACACCGTTTCCTTCTAAATCTGTAGTTTGCATGATTTCTTTGTAGTTATTTGGAATGTACGGCAACCACTCTGGCTGCAATTTACTCCACGGAGCTAGTCCTAGTACAAATCCATGTGGATTAGGCTCTCTAGGAGTGTTCATTAGCTGCATATCAGTATCCTTTAGGTGCTTACTGCCCTTCTTGTTGTTACATGGGTAGCAACAAGTTACAATATTCTTCCACTGAGTCGGAGTACCGCTGCCATTCCACTTAGACCTCGGAACAACGTGGTCAAAGGTAAGATCAGAAGGATCAAACCTCTTATTGCAGTACTGACATACTAGACCGTCTCTGATGAAGATGTTCTTCCTGGAGAACGGAATCCTCTTCTTCTTCGGTCTCTTGTACTCGGTTAGAACTATAACCGCTGGCACTGGCCAACGAAACCCGCTAGAACACTTGATCTCGTCACCCTTGTAGAAATCTACCACCTTCACCAGACCCTTAAAGTCTAAAGTGATAGCTTTTTCCCAGCTAACTAGTCCTATCGGAGTATAGTCCGCGTTTAATATTAGTGCTCGTTCGTGTTTAGTCATGTTAAATCCAAATGTCTTTCCAAGTTATACAACACGCTTTTCGTCTAGTCTTCTCTCCCATTTCCTCTGCTTGATACTCATATACTCAACTAGGTATGGCACAGTACCACCCTCGTCAAAGAATAGCTCTAGTGCAGACAATATAACGTCAACGCATTCTTGTTTTGCGCTTTCTGTCAGGGTTTTACCCTTGCCGTGACGAGTTACGTTCAGGGCAGTCGCCACTTCTCCTACTTCCTCGACTAGCCCCAGCATGGGGTCTTGAGTCTTAGGTCTCATATTGCTATTGGCGTGTACTCTGGTTATCTGATCGAGTAAGTCTTCTCCGATTGTCATATATTGTGTCCTGTGCGAAAATAGTTTCGTCGTCTACCTTATTGTACCCTGGTTTTTGAAATTGTCAAGGTGCTTTTCCCATAATTTGGTCATTTTCCCAACTAAATTATGCCTTTGCACGTCAGAGTGGTCCAACTTGACTACCTGTATCCCCTCTTGAGAACCAAATACCTCACAAGCGTAGCGAAATGCTCCACGGTCTCGCATGAGAAGGTCCGACTGCTTAGTGTCCCCAGTAAGTATCATTTTAGAGTCCGTACCGAATCTAGTAAGCATCATTTTCATCTGCTCAAACCCTAAGTTCTGGCACTCGTCACAAACTATGAAAGCGTTCTTAAATGTGCGACCCCTCATAAAAGCAATAGGAACTATCTCAAGCTGTTTATTCTTTCTCATTTCTTCTACTTCCATAGGAGTAGTGTACTCTGCTAACTCATCAAAGATAGGTCTTACGAATGGGTCCATCTTACTATCTATGTCTCCTGGTAAGAATCCTATTTGCTCTCCAGCTTCTACTACTGGTCTCACTATTACTATCCTGTCTACTAGTTCTCTCTTGAAGGCAAAGATAGCTAGACCTATAGCTAAGTGTGTCTTACCAGTTCCTGCTGGACCTTCACATATAACTATATCGTTATCTAGTATAGCTTTAACATAGGTCTTTTGATTCTCCGTTCTAGCAGAAGGAGATTTGATTCTCTTAGTGGTTCTTTTAGACAATTTCACACGCTCCACCCGCACACGCTACCTGTTGTTCTGGCGAGGTATTATCCTCACGCTCAACTAACTGGGTATAATCTACGGAAGTAAAAGATAAGTTGAGATCGTGCCATCGTTTCCAATTAAACACGTCTTTCATGCAGTAGGTCAGTTTCTTAAAGTCGCTATTGAAATACTTATGAGCAAATTTATGAGACCTCTCTACGAATTCCTTACGAAGTGATGCTATAAGCAAGTCCGACGATTTACACATACTTAGAGTCCCATCGTCCATAGGACTGTAATCAGGAGTCATAACAGCTATACATGCATTGTATAGTTTTGAATCAAAAGACCTCAGAGCTAACTCTATCAGTCCAGAGGTCCACAGTGCAGCCTCTCCGTACTCTGCCGCTATCTGTCTTGAAGTATATACAGCACAGTAAGGTGCTTGTGGATAGTCCTTATCTCCGCTAGTCCCCAGCAAGGTAATTCCCGTAAAATATTTACGGTTCTTAAAGATATAACTGGTCACTTCATCCCACTCGTCTTCTCTTACTGTTACGGTGTTACTGACGTTGTTCTCGATCCACGGCATCGTACATCGTTCTTTTCTCTTGCCGTTCATCACCCAGTTCTGTTGAGTACTCTTCACTATCTCCAACATCTTTAGTGCAGGCAATTGATTCTTAGTCTTAGCTCCATCTGGTACTTCAATGGGGAAGTACACTACGTCATCTGTCTTAGTAGCCGATGTTAACGAAGGTTCACAGGCGTTAGGATTGAATTTCTTAAAGTACTGATACGTTTTTTCGTCGGTGTTAGCCTGAACAGTACGTAAGTACCGCACATAATGATGCGAGTGAATTCCCGTAGCTAACGTCCCCAAAATAAGACTCCCCGTACCTTCTGGCTTCAAACATGTGCCTCTAGCGAAAGGATTGATCCCGATCTTTGCTGCAAGACTGGCGTTGACCTTCTTAACTAAAGATGCGGCTTTTCTTTGTACCTCTGGATCGAGTACGACAGCATGATTGTCCATCATCCCCGTCATACTTACCCCTAGTAGAGCTTCCCTGCGGAAAATGTTCTCCGAGGTCTCACCCAGATAATCTAGTTCGGTAAACCCAGCTTGTAGCGTCCCCAGTATTGTAGCAGCCTTCACGTTGTCCATGAACCAAGCTATCTTCTCTTCTATCGTATCTCCCTTGAGATTTGCGCAGTTAGTAGTAGATAGATTACATCCCTGCCATCCAGACCTGAGACCGATTTTCTCTGGGTCTCCTATAATAGCCTCACATCCATGATTCTCTTTCCATTTGAGAAACTTCTTCTCATTGATGATATCATAGGTAAAGAACCCTATCTCCACACAAGGATTAGGAACCATCTCTGGTGAGTCAGACCAATAGAACCCAGGCTCTCCGAACTGCTTAACACTGTCCATCAATTCCGCAAATTGTTCTTTAGTAGTCTGATTCCTTATGAGTAGAGCAGAAATGTTAGCTCGTTGCCGTTGGGGATTCTCTTGCCACCAGTTACCAGTCTTAGCCTGCACCATTTCCTTATCGTCTACTGAAAATAAGGCAATGGTAGCAGACCGTCTTACGCCACCGCTAAGCACTGCGTCAGCAGTATGCATACAAATGTCAAATGCATCAATAGGTCTCAACCTTTGGCGTCCCTCTGCACAACATCTGTTTAGTAGTTCACGTATCTTATCTAATGCTTGTCTTAGTCCCTCTGGTCCTGGAGCCTTACCAATTCCGCTACTTAGGTCTGCTCCTTTGGCACGAATGTTAGAGTAGTCAAACTTGACCTCATTGTTACGCCACTTTTCAAACCTGTCCTCTGGTGGACAGTCAAAGTATGTAGCAAGTAGGATACCTAGTGCGTCTGACCATCCCTCTATTGTGTCTGGTATAATGTGTGTTTTAGCTCTTATGGCCATGATCCTCTTACGTTGACCAGTTCTGAACGGGTTGAATTCTGGCAGCTTAGCTATGTGATGTTTCTGCACAGAGAATCCTGCGCCACAACCACACAGTAATAACCAAAAGAATTCCTGAAAGAACTTCGGTCTGTCACAGTACGAAGCTACGCAGTTAAAAATTCTAGCGTTCTTCTTTAAGGCTGGCTTGCCGCCGAACTGTAACGCTCTCTGCGACCCCAACACACGCTTCTTGCGCATCATGTCGTAGGCCCACTCTATGTCATCGTCTATACCCATGCCAGAATACTTATCTAGCATCATTTGTTTAACTCTGTCTCCTGCCTCTCTCCACGTCTCCCTACGTTGTTCTTCTTTGATCCATCTTGCGTACTTTGAAGTAAAAATATAATCCTGTAAGACCTTAGTTGCGCTCGACATTCTTGTTTTCTTCCGTGTTGTGAATTGATTTCATAATTTGGTCAGCCTGATCCTTATTAGGCAGGGACTCCGCTTTGTAACGACCTCCTTTGGTCTTTACCATCTTCTTCTTTCTCTTCTTACGCTTAGGCATATTAGCCTGATGGAATTCCCATAGCTTATAAGCACTGTCTGTTCGGTAGGTCTTAAACTTACCCGTAAGGTCTCCATTAACATCTTTCAATGGTAACGTAAGTTCAAACGCTTTAGTTGGAGGCTTGTGAAAATCTATTAACATCCTAAATCTCTCCTGGTTAATTAGAAAACCCGTCATGCATAACGCACCACGGGCATATTATTATGTAGCGACACACCAATTCCCACGCAAGAGATACAGGTGTTTGTGTTCAACCTCTAAACAAAATTGTTTTAGCATGTTGCTTTATCTATAAATTTATCTACTTGCATGAGATGGTAACTGAGTCGGAATGTGTCGCTTTAACGGATCAGGCTTAGCCTATCTGTCATTTTAACCCGACTCACACTTATTATACACCGCGCACTTAGGTTGTGCATGGTGGCTAGTTATAATTTTTCAAAAGTTCTGTAACGTCTAGTTTTATGACTGCCATGTGCGATAAATGTAGGAAGACTTCGCGGACTTTTCTATCTTCCTCTGATATAAGAGCACTACCGTGTCTTTCAGCTTGGAATACTCTAGTGATTCCGTGTTGCCACATAGTCATAAGACATTCGTTGCACGATTCTCCAGTTACATAGGCTGTGGCATTGATAGGTCTTGTCTCGCACCACGCTAGGGCGTTTCTCTCGGCGTGTCGCATCCAGGCGTATTTGTGGGGACGTGTGTTGGGCAGAAGAGAATAGTCTATATTCCTGGGGAAACCGTTGTAACCAGTAGATAACAGATGACCGTCTGCCGACACTATTACACAACCGTGTTTGGTCTGTGCGTCTGGACTACGGTAGCTTGCTTCAAACGCCTGATTCATGTATGTAGTATGAGGAGACTGTTTTTCCGTCTCTACTGGTTCTGGATAGTTTAACTCGGCTAGTAACGATTGTAACTTCTTGAGTCTTAGCCTTGCTGTTCCCTTCTCGTCGTGCCATACTAGATGATGCTTGTCCCCATCAATAATTTCGGCCATTTAATCATTAATCCTGTGTAAAGTTATTCCTATATCAATTTCTTTCTCTGCAATACATATACTCTGAGAAGTGCCTGTTGTCAACCTGAAACGTCATAAATCTAGAAATTTACTTCAAAGTAAAAAGATAATGGGTGAGCGGGGAGCGCGCGAAGTCAGAAGGCTCGGTCGCCTTGTCCGCTCTGTGGTGTAATATGTCGTAGTTCACGCGAGAATTTGCGTATGCTAGAGCCGTACTACATACTGGGTATACAGGATCTTTTGTAGAGTCGTCTACCACTGAGTCCATAGAATAGAATAGTCTTAGAAATGCTATCTTATGCTGAGCTATCCACAGTATACGTTTCCATCCGTATGGTAGGCCAGTCATGCGTCTCATGATGTTTGTAACACCCTTACCATTGAAACCCGTCTCTACTTCTCGTACTATATTAGTCTCTGGGTCATAAGATAGGGACTTTTTACTACTAACTGGTCTATAAACATCTATACGTCCACTGTGCTGCTTAACATACCTTTCCAGGTTGACAACTCGCCCACCTTTCCATTCTCGAAACTCCACGCATTCCCACATCTTGCCACCGTTAGTACCGTGGCAGGAAGCGACCCCTACGTGGCTGTATTCGCCCTCTGAGGCACGTTGAATAAAAAAGGAGGCAATACCACTCCCCCTAAACAATAAAATGTCTCCCTCGTGCAAAAGCTCTTTTGCTTGGGCAAAATCTAGGTTAATCTTTTCCAGCGTCATATCGTAATTCCAGGGTTTTGTTTAGTATCGCTATCTGTATTTCTAGTCGTTGTATAGCTTCGGTATTTTTCTCTATTACCTTATCAAACTTCTCTTCTCGCTGCTCTATGGCAGTAACTCTCAGGTCTATCATCTTATCAACTTCTGATTTAGTCACGAAGTCTCTACCAACCATCATCCAGAAACCAGTCATAGTTATAACTATCGTTACAAAGACTGTTACAGCATATCCCGCTAGTTTTAACATGTAGTCGTTCTTAGTTGCCATGATGTGTACTCTCTGTAGGTTAAAAAAAGCCATCGGCCAGTTGCCTAACCGATGGCCATATAAAAACTATATACTCAAAGAGTATTGATTAACCAGTTTTAGCTTCGTAGTTATCTTGGATAATACCGAAGGTAGCACCGTCTTGCTGACCAGATACACGATAAACCAGTTCGCCAGGAATAGCGTAAGTTGGATTAGCTGCATCATCTTGACCCATAGTAGGTTCGTCGTTTGCTACAGTAGGAGCGGTAGTGAAGACACCAGCAAAGATATCCCAGAAACCAGCACGAATAGCAGTAGCCACTCGGTTAGTTCTCATGAACTCTAGCTTGTGAATGCTTCTACGAATACCGAAGTCGTTACCGAATCCAGTGTAAGTGTACTGACCACCAGCGGCACTTTGAGCAAAGCCTCGCATGATGTAAGCTTCTTCTGTCATGGTAGCAAAAGTACCAGCCACGATGTTGTATACACCAGCAGTAGCAGACGCAACGTATGGTTGGTCAGTAACAATGCTGTTGGCATCAGGAACGGATGTTACTTTTTGAACACCGTCAACACCACCAGCAGTAGAACCAGTGACGTTAATCACATCGCCAACACTAAGTAAGTGGCCAACGAGAGTGTAATCAGCGAAACCGTTACCGTCATCCGCAACAGATGTAAGAGTCACATCAGCAGCATGGAAAGCACCGAATAAATCGCGGCTTTGAATCACTTGAGAACCGTGAACTTCTGCGCGTCCACCAAGTTGAAGATGTGCGGTCAGAGGACCAGCAGGAACAGCTATACCGAGAGCGAAGCCAGTACCACCGTCTATAACGGTAGAAGTAAGGGCTGTGATCGCCGTGTCGTCTGTTTGACGCTTATCTGCGTCGGGAAATAATGTGTAATTTGACATGTTGTTACCTTCTATATTTGGTAACGCATTTATCCTAGTATTCCTATGAGTAAATCCTGTTCAGTATATTATACACCGACTACACAGTTTTCCATAGCTTTAATCTTACTGAACCTAACACCAAAGAGATTAGCACCCTCGGCAGCTTCCACATGTTTAGGCAAATATATATTACCATTGGCTATAGCAGACAGTCCGAAATCTTTCTGTGCCATGTTACATAAGATGACATTATCAACAGCATCGTCTACGTAGCACCCAGTAGAGCAGTAAACGTACTCAATTCCCGCAGCTTTAATAAGTTCAAGTACCTTGCGGAATTGCTTACCGTCGTCGGTCTTACGATAGTCTGCCATGACTCGCATCGTGACACTTTTTTCGTCTGCCACACCCTTTAAGGTCTTGAGATCATGTATGAAGTCTTTTTCTTTTTGGTTTCGGAACAGCACTGAACTGGCCACTATATCTACTGATGTAGCACCCTGATTCACCGACTTCACTACGGAATGTACTCGTAGAGCGGTGTCTGATCTACCATTGGGATAGTCTATGGGGCAGGAGAGTGTGATACCAGCGGGAATGAAAGCTGCTACGGCAGACATGTGTGTTGTCGGTACAGATATACTCTTAGCTCCGAGGTCCAGAGCCTTAAATACATTTACCTTGATTACGTCTGTCAGTATCTCGTCATAGCACGCATACTCTAGTAGTATATCGTTCATGGATTATATGAATTCCGATCTGATCTCTTTCAAAGACGCGAATCCTTCGTCGCCTAGTATAGCATCGGCAAATCCGTGCTCTACAGCTTCTCTCGCGGTAAGCCACCAGTCCTCTTTAGAGTCTAGTTTCTGTTTTATTGAAGCTCTAATCTGTTTGTCCGATCTGTTTTTATACACCTCTCCTTCGGAACATGACAGAGTGTACCAGTCTAGAGTGTCTTCCTTTAGTCTCTTCTCCCACTCACTCCAGGATTGAGCTTGTTTGTGAGTCATATCCTGCATGATCCCTGTTGTTCCGTCGTGGATCAACCAGTCACAATTGGGCATATTGATACAATAAGCTTGCTCTCTCTGTGAACATGCCATCGGGATAATACTACTCATAGAAGCGGCGATACCATGACACACAAAGACTATGGGGCATGGACACAGTGTTATAGCATCGAAGATAGCTACGCCAGAGCACCAGTCTCCACCTAAACCAAACTGATGTATAGTAATGGGAGCTTCATCTGTACGAGATAGTAGAATCTGGAGGTTGGTGAGGAATCCCTTACTCAGGTCTTCACCTACTTCTCCATGCAGAAAGATTTCTCGACTGTCCAGCATGATGTTGTATTCATGCGCAGCTTCTACAATAGAATGCTGTTGATCCAGATTGCGTCTTGGCATTACGACTCCTCTATAACTAAAGGCGTTGCACTTAGGTTTTGTGTCAGAGCCTGCTTGACCACATGGCTCTTGAAGGCTTTACCTATTGCTATGCGCCACCTATAGCTGGTCATTACATCTAGAGACTCTACTCCGTGAGTATCTTCTATGATATCAAAGAGAGTTTTAGTCATGCGGAAGTTGGTGTGTGCAGTCCAGAAGTTAAACAGAGCACCAGCCCTAGTGTGTTCCATCATGGGGATCATGCCCATCGAGGTTGTCATCACCGCGATCTTAACCTCTTTCTCAGTATCTAATAGATCATCAATGTCTTCGCCGTGTTCGTTCTCTGCTATTAAATCATCTATGTCATCTTCTTCTATTGGGGTTCTATTAGGAAGCTCATGTGCTTCTATGTCTGATCCAAATGGATCTCTCCATTTTTCCCAGGCTATCTGCCGCTTAACGGGCTTTACTATTTTGTTAAACAATAGGTGCTCCGAAATCTATTTTAGGTAGTGGATTGTAATCAAGGATGTGTGCGTCTTGGTATCGCCAATTAAAGATATCGTTATGGTCAAACTTCAACGTAGGTAATTCATTAGGCTCTCTTGTTATCTGCTGTGCGGCTGCTTCAAGCTGGTTCTCATATATATGACAGTCCACTAGCATACCTGACAGGTTCCCAGGCTTGAAACCAGAGTCGTGAGCCAGTAGCTCTAGTAGTAGTGCATAGGAAGCTATGTTAAACGGAACTCCAAGCATAAGGTCGCATGATCTCTGCGCCCAGAACAGGTTAAGTTCGTCACCTATGACTGTTACGTTCCACGAGTAGTGACAGGGAGGCAGGGCCATCCTCGTTACATGCAGAGGATTCCATGCGGAACATACCATGCGTCTATCCATAGGATTAGTCCGTAGTGTCTCTACGATGCGTTTTAGTTGATCCGCATCTTCTAATACGCGAGCGTCTGTCCAGCCGTTGTCGTCTTCGTCGTATGCCTGATTGAATCTACGCCATTGATAGCCATAGATAGGTCCGAGGTCATATTCATCTTGTTGTGCTATCTTAACATTTGCTGGATCGTCTGGAGACATACCTGGATGCTTTTCCGCTTCTGCTATTAGAAGTTCTCTAACCTTCTTCGGATTACCCCACTCGTCCCATATCTTACAACCCCGATCCTGAAACCACGTCTTAGAAGTAACTCCCCGAATGAATCCCTCAAGCTCTACCCTAATAGCCTTCCAGGCCATCTTCTTTGAGGTTAGTAAAGGAAACCCCTCAGACATATCGTGACTAAAGCACACGTTGGGGCAAGCGAGAGTAGAGACTCCACCATCCACTGGTTCCCACTTACCATCCGCGTTTCTGCGTACTGGCTTTTTAACTTTTCCATTGTCTAGAACGTGCTTGACTATATCGAGGTATTTTTTCACTGTGGTTTTGATCCTTTGCTAAATTGTTGACCCATCTTAAATACGGTAGAAGGTTTAACCATTGTTTCATCGTCCTTATGAGACCTCCATGACTTAAAGCACCTCTCAATAAAGGGCGTAGCCTTTGGATTTTTCTCACGTATGTTTAACAGTATCGTAGAGAGACCTTCGGTAAACGTACCAGATGTTATATGATATAGTAGTCTACCTAACGAATCAGCAGTATAATCTGATTCTTCATCCCATCTAATCTCCATGTCTAATTGACCATCTTTAGTTACACTAAAGTCTACTACTGCCATAATATTATTTTCTCTAGACTGTGTTACCTGTTGATTGGCCTCTAAAGATTCTAATAGTTTCTGATCGTCTTCCGTTAGTTCTGCGTTAAAGTCGAAGTCTTCACCTAGAACTTGTTCTTGAGTGAGAATCTGGACTTGTTCTTGCCTTGCTATTATATCTTCATCGGATAGTTTATCAACTCCGAATAGTCTATCTAACCATGCCATTAATGTATTCCTCCTATAGCTTTAATCACGGTAGAATGTTCGTCTACGTCTTCTGGCATCTCACTAACCTCTTGCCACTTGTAATCAGGATGTATGGCAGTAGTAACATGCGGAACTACACAGGTATAAATTAATACTAACCCATCTGTCCCTCGCACTGCATTACTAAGTTTAATATCAGCCCATTCCGCAGAGACGTTAGTGTGTTTTGCCAGTAGTTTCTGAGCTAGTATCATTGGAATTTGTGCTTCACAGTCCTCCGTAAAAGTAGCCCACCCAGTTTTGGGACAGAGCATGTAAAACTTTGTGTTGGACCAGTCTATGGTCAGCACTACTAGTGAAATCTTATTCATTATAGTCTATTATACCCCGAAAATAGTGGTCATTAGTGATAGTTTCTTTTAAGACTCGTAAGGATGAGGTGATTAGTTGCTGTACTCCTTGTTTGGTCACACCTCTTCTGTCGGCAATTTGCTGCAAACACGAGCCTTCTAGGTAGTACTGTCTGAGATAACTAGCCGCTTGCTTTGATATTGAACCACTGTCCAATAGCTTATGTAGAGACGTTGCCATCTCCTCGCGGTTAATATTCACGTCTGGCATGTTAGCCTCGGTGTCCTTCAATGACATGGCACAATGACCACCGCCGTCTATAGTTGTGGTGTACTGCCTATGGGTTTTTCGGGTAATGTAATTCCGAATCGCCCACTTGATTCGTTGCTTCCTAAAGCCGAACTTATCTCCCCTCCCGTCGAAGTGCCAGTCAGCCATCATAACAGCGTGTGCTACATTAGCTACGGCATCCTCGTTCTTTAGCATTTCGTCTGCCAAACCAAGTCTAATCTCTCCAGCGTATGATACGATAGTCCTACGAGCTATCTCTAGATATTCATCCAGAGTACCGAAATCCTTGTTGTCGTACTCATGTAATGCTTTAGTTTTATTTCCAACGTTTACAATGTCAATGTTACTAGTCAAGATTGATCCCCAATGATGTTAAAGTACTCGAAAATTTGATGTAGTCTACGTGATGATATCTTAGAGGACGCTTACCAGAAGAATACTGTTTGTCAAATATCACCTTACTGAGAATCCAGTGTGCCGCAGCAGCACAGGGTAGAGCAGTTGCTCGTTGCATAGCTGATAGTTTTCCGTCAGGGCATCCTTCAATGCTTACGCTTCTGCTTGACGTGATTGATGTACTGTTGCCTTTGTTAGCCATGTTAATTCCGCAGAATACTATGTCTTGTTTATTATCTTCTGCTTTACATGCCGCATTGATTAGGTTCGTAAACTCTTTTTTAGTTAACGTGTCTAACAGAGGCTTGATTTGATCTACGTGTCCAGCCCATCTTATAGTGCGGTACGCACAGTTAGACACTCCTAGTGCTTGGAAGTATTTTAGAGAGTGAGACGCTGCTCCGCTAGTATAAAAGGCTTCTAGATCCATCCACTCTGGATCACCACTAAGCTGATATCCTGACATAGCAGGAACGGTAACGATCTCTCCGTCTTTTAGAATATTACAGTCGTCTTTATACTCATTGTATAGACCGTCACCAGACCATGTTTGTACGTATCCGAAAGGCCATTTGTCTGCATCTTTCGGAATCCCTCCGCAGTACATATTTATCGAATCTACGGTAAACGTAGCGTGATTGTGCTCGTGTGCCGCCAAGATGTTTACTAGTCCTGGAGCCAGTCCTAGATCGGTGAATACGTAAGAACCTTTTTCGCTTGCCATTTCATTGATACGTGCGGATACATCAACACAGCCTCCTAGATCACAGTAGGGGATGCTTCTTAATACGCACTCTGTTGCTGCCCGTATATTAAGAAAGTATGGTAGTGCAGAGATAACTATGTCTGGTTGTACGATTGCTAAACATCTAGTGTAAGTCTCATTGTTTATATCCCCACACCAAACAACAGCATCGCTTTCATAGTCTGAGTCTGAGACCTGACTATCGAATGTGGTTACTCTATGTCCCAATTGAAGCATCGCGTCAGCAATAGGTCTCCCCATCCCGCCTCTGCCTAGTACTAATACACTACTCATTCCTGTTCTCCTTTAGCTTTTGTTTTGAATTCACATAACCACTCTTTGTATTCGTCGGGACTCTTATGAACCCATAACGCATCTTTATCATTAACATCAAACAACCAGAACGACTCCATATCGTTTCTGAACAACACTATGAACGCTGGTATGTCCATCTTCTGGGAGACTGCCTTGACAAATATACCTTGTGCATCACGTAAAAAGTATCTGTCTAGAATCGCTGCTAGATACTTCTCCCAATTCTGTGACGGACCATCGTATTCGTCGAAGTCGTACCGTGTTAGTTCTAGTAGGACAGTTGGGACGACTTGGTTGTTGACTATGACATACTCTATTTGATCTATGTCACTGGTGTAACATGTTGAACGACCCTTACCCTTGCCTACTACCTCACGTCTCCAGTCTCGGTATACTAGACTACGATCCTCCGTGTCGGGTCGTTGTCTTGCTTTTGCACCACTCGCGGTTTTCTTTTTCTCTAGAGTCATGTTATTTCCTCTTGAAGATTCGTCCGATTACATCCACGACGAACCATCCCGAACGTTGAAAAGTAAAGACGGTCCCAAAGACTATGAGTGATAAATAACCACACCAGAACAAAAGAGATATAGTATTAGCTTCATCCGCAGTGCAATCTTCTGACTTGATCTCCATATCAATATACCCAAGAAGTGCTGCTATCGCACCACTGACAAACCAACCTACTACAAACAGGAGTATATATAGTAACATCTTAGCTCCTATCATATCTATCGGAAATTGACTCACATAATTTCATAACACCTAAGCCAGTAAAGTATATCAGACATATAAATAGTGCTATTACTACAGAGATATACCCTAACCAAAAAGTCATACCCATCATTACATATTCCTCTATGCCCATACTAGAAAAATCAGCTCCTTCAAGGTGTAATAATAGACATAGTGACAGCATAACAATTAGTCCACTAGCAAACCATCCAATTATTAAAAACAAGGCTAACATCTTATCTCCTATTATTCGTAGTCGCGGATTATAATACCCACTGGGAATCGTGGCACAGGCTTGTCGCTCGTGGTCCACTCGAAAAATTTGACGGTCATCATCTTGCCAGTCAATATGCCAGTTTGGTAGTCCTTCCAGTATCTTCGGCGTTTCTCGTCCGAACCTTTAGGCTTAACTCCAAATTCCTGGCCGTCTTTTGTAATACAGGAAAAAGTACACTGGCCAGCCTGCTTCCCTTTGTTCTCGTAGGCTCCAACGATCTTAAATTCGTCGTCCATAAACTCCTTGTACTTCTGGAGATTGGGAGAGCGTCTGTTCTGGTCGTAAGGCCCAAGTTCGTTTCGTAACATGCCACCCTCGTATCCGTCCGTTAAGAACTTACCGTAGCGCAGCTTGAACTCTTCAAAGTTGTTGACGCTGTACGTTGGCACAAGTTTCACCGACTTGTTCTCTACCAAATGAGTCTGCAAGAAACTGTAACGATTCCCGAAGTCCTCTTTAGTAAACACGTCATACACATGGTACTGTACTAGGTGACTGTCAACGCTAGGATCGTCTCTTTTGATTGCGGAAACTAGGGACTGGAAGTCACTCTTGTAATCGTGGTTGTATAGTTCTCCGTCTAAGGTGATATTCTTGTCTGATAGTTGATTGACTGTCTGTTGTAGAGCTAACGATATATGCCCCAGAGCTAAGAACTCGTTATTGGTTCGGGACTTGAGAGTAACTAGACCGTCTTTAATCTCTGCCATACAACGGATACCGTCCAACTTAGGCTGAGTCATAGCAGGCCAAACAATTCTGTGTCCCTGTTTGGAGTATGATTTAGCAAGCATCGGCAGCTTCGGCTTTGACGTGGGGATCGCTTCGGTATAGCCCTTGCGGTCTCTCTGTTTCATCCAGTGAGACTGAGCCTCCAGGTCACACTGTTCCATCGGGGTTGTCTCATTAGCCTTGCCAATGTTTTTGCCCTTGTCAATCAAAGTTCTAACAGTCTGCAATTTACCTCCGCGAACTCCATGAGTCTGTGAGTATTCACAAACGCCCTGTATACTTGTACCTGAGACGAAAGTATCTCTAGTAGAGATTGTCCACTCTCGGATTTTCCCAGTGCTGTCCATTTTGTAAAGCGTCGGCCAAGTCGTCATTTCAAGTCTCCAATTATGTGATGTTACACTCTTATTATAGTCTAATTCTGGGAAATGTCAAGCACAATCTCCAATTTTTTCGCAGTATTATCCCAAGTATATTCTCGTCCCGTCTCAATACCAGGATCGTTGACGAATAATCCAGGACGTTGACACTTTTCATGCACAATTTGCAAGTATTCTACTATCTTTTCCAGTTGAGCGTCCTCGATCTCGGCCCAATTCCCCTGTTCAAAGAACCACTTACCGTCGAAGGCTAGTTCCAGACCGTCTATATCTACTAGCATACTATTATCTGTATTACAAAACTCTGTATGAGCACTATAGTTAGTAGCTATGATCTGTTTACCCATAGCCATCATCTCAAGTAGTTCTAAGTTCCATCCTTCGGCTCTACTAGGGAATATACCACAGTCAGCACCAGCCATTACATTAGCAACATCACTATGATCCTTCTGCCAACCGAATATCTTCACCTTACCCGCGCGACCCATTGGAGTGTCCAGATACATATTCTCCCATCCAGCTATGTCCTCCATCGTTAGGAAAGGATTGTGGGGGAGCATCCATAGTTCTACCTTGTCATCTACGGTGAACGCCTCGTGGAATAGATTGATTAAAAAATCATGCCCCTTCCTGATCTCCCATTTTCCGCAGTTTAAGAACACGGTGTTCTCATTTTCCTTCCGACTATAGTTAGGGTTAAATATACTAGTGTCTATACCTAGAGGAACAGTATACACGTCTCCTCTATTAGGCACTTGAGACTCTAGTACCTTTACTGCCCACTCGCTAGTTCCGCATAGTTTATCAGGACATCCTAAGTGATGCTTCTCCCTCTCATTAAAAGTGTCTAATTCAAAGAAGGGGAATGCTACATACTTACCCTGACCTATACGGTGAGATAGATCAAACTGATGCCAGATGTTTAGGCATGGAGCATCGTTATCAAACAGTACTGCTTGCTCCAGAGCTTCTTTGATGACCGACAGTTCTTTAGGATCGTTTCGTTCAACATTATTTCCGTGCATAAACAGAGACACATCCCAGTCCCGCTCCTTGAGAGCGTTAAGTATATTGTATCCTGCTACTCCATATCCAGTCTTACCTACTGGTGCATAAAGATTTAAGTTTCCCATTGCTTCACTCCTTCGTATATTGTTGTATTGCAGATGTAAGTTAGTAGATTGATTTGGTGGGATCGTATCTTAATGTTGGTTTCACTGGCTAACATGCTACCGAAAAATTTAAGCTGATCCGAATTCCAGTTGGCCTCATGCTTGATATGGTATGCTATCTCGTTAATACATAGGAAAGGAGGGATTCCTTTTCTAATAAAGGTGATAGGCAACCAGTAGTCCCAGAATGGTTGACCAATACAGAACTTATATGTAGACGTGAATAGATGGTCGAAGTCTTTATACAGTACGAACCAGTCGAACCCGTCATTGTATACGTTACCCGCATCAGCTATATCTACTATGTCTGTTCTCCTGCCGAACACCATGCTCTCTTTAGCTTTGTTCTGAATGCTTTCTATCTGTGCATCGACTGCTCTAAGATGTATGTCGGAATTAATTATCCAGGTAGGTTCATCCTGATTGAATGCAAACTCAATCATCTCTGAGATGGTTGGATAGGGTATGTCATAGAAATATAGGTCCGCTGCTGTCTCTTTTGCCTGAATAAAGGTCACGTCACGAAAGCATCGCTTGAGATTAGGCATTTCTTTCGGAGTATTCATAGAATAGACATCGAACCCTAGCCTTTGCCACGTATTTATGGCGACTCGCTGGTTTTTAATGTTGTTCGGAGATATGGATGTTATTATTTTGGGCATAGTTGATCCACACTTTCTTTAGCTTCTACATAACTATCATCTCCCCATGACCAATACTTACTAATAGGTATCCATATCGGTATGTTTTCTATCATATAGTAGTTATGCATACAAATATTATCTAGGTAAGCTCCAAAAAAATTATATTCAGTGGTTACGTGAGTCATAAAATATTCTTCTGTACTAACGCTATGTTTGCTACTAATAAATTCATTGAACCCTTTAGTAGCTTCTAGGGTTAGTAAAAATACATTATTAAACATGTATTCATGACTTGATTTGTGTCCTAAAAACTGTTCTAATGGATCTCCCCAGATTGCGTAAAGTTCCTTACACCAGTCTCTTTTGATCCATAGGGGACGACCGTTTATACCTACAGTATGCGGATATATCATGTCTGTTATTACACAGTCAGAGTCTAATTGTAGTACAGCATCGGTTGATTCGTCAGTATATTTATACCATTGTGCCTTCACTACTTGCTGAAAATTATAGCCTACTCCGTCTACTGGACTACCTTCCTTACTCCATAGACATGGAGATTCCTTTATGTGTGCAGGATTAGGTTCAACGCTATATACTACTTCTATGTTACTCAAGTTAATATTAGGTTTGTTATCGCTTCCTAATACTATATACCATTTGTCGAATCCTACGGCAAACTTATCTACCGTTTTTGCCAGTAGCTCTAGCCAACGATAGTCTCTTTCGTGTGTCTTAGTGAATAATGCTGTAGTCATTTATTTATCCCTCTTATATCTGGATACTCCTTTTGAAACCACCAGCAAACATTATCCAATCCTTTTTCTAGACTGGTCCACTTAACACTACATCCAGTTTGAGCCAGCTTATCAAATGATGTAGTTTTTCTATCTTGTCCAGACGGCTGGGAAGTGTCCCAGAGTATCCGTCCCTCAAACCCTAGTTTATTGGCAATCATGTCAGCTACCCGTCTAATAGTATACTCACGAGAGTTACCAATGTTTAACGGCGATGCGTCGTGGTAGTTATCAATGGCCCACAGTATCACCTGTGCTATGTCTGGGGCATAAGAAAACTGTCTGAATGCTTTTCCATCTCCCCATAGGGTAACGTCTCTATCAGCTATCTTAGCTTCATAAATCTTGCGGATGAGTGCTGGTATAACGTGACTGTCTTCTAGGTGGAAGTTATCCCATGCTCCGTAAATATTGTTGGGGATCAGTGTGACGAAGTTACATCCGTACTGCTGTCTGTATGCGCGACTCTGTATATCTAACATTCTCTTAGCGTATGCGTACCCGTAGTTAGAGTCGTGCGGTGCTCCGTTGTGTAGGTCCGACTCTACTATAGGCCATCCGCATCTAACATTGTCTGGAAATATACATGTACTCATAAGAGATATCAACTTTTTTACTCCAAACTTTTGAGCAGTACGTAATACATTAGTGTTGATTAGTATGTTCTCTGTAAAGAAGTCTGCCATCTTCGACGTGTTAGCCTTTACTCCTCCAACCTTGCCAGCTAGATGTATGACTATATCTGGCATAGCCTCACGGAACATCGTACATGTATCAACAGGATCTGTTAGATCATATTGTTCGTGACGTGCTTGTGTTAAGTTATTAAATATACTTGGAGTTGGTATTGCGGCTTCTATCATAAAACTAGTACCTACAAGGCCGCGACTTCCCGTGACTAATATCCTGTTCATTATTTGTACCTACAAAATTCTGGTAATGGTTTCTTATTTGATACGAAATCTACCAACTGACTTCTCAATGTCTTTTGATTAAGAATGCCTTCGTATAGTTGATACGCCTTTTTAGATATGTCTATAGATACCTGTGGGTCTTCCATTATATATTTTTCTGCTAAGCTTATAAGATGGTCAACGTCGTTCCAAATAATGCATGTATCCATGTCTTTGAATACCTCATAGAATCCAGAGTCCTCTGTAGGTCTCAGTTGGAACAAGCAGCTTTTAGAAGCCGTAGCATTAAACATGCGGGTGACCATGTGTTCTCCGTTGTCATCCTGAGCCTTTCTATATGTGTTGATAGTACCTATATGCTTATTGTAAAATTCGTTGCAATATGAGTAGCACCTACCTCCGCATTCTCGCATAGCTGTAAGCTTGTCTTCTTCCGATAGGTGATTGAACCTGTTAGTATGTTTTATCTGTCCTATGTAGTACCAAAACATGTCAGCGTGTACGTCTAACGGAACCATAGCATCTAAAAGGGGATTGATTATACTTCTACGATACTTGCCGACATCACCTTCAAAAGATCCTGTGTACGCTAGAGAATACATCCTACCATCGTCTTCAAAGTCTAAGTCAGTACAAGACATGCTTTCTTTACTCTGTATAAACGTGGCAGGCATCCATACGGAGTCTATACCACCAGAGATAAAGGTTTTCGTAAGAGGCTTAGAGACTAGACTAATAAATAAATTTATGCAAGCCTCCTTCATATTACTTACTGTGTTTGATGGCATATATCTCATGTCCCATCCGTATGATACCATATAGGTTGCGCGAGATAGCTTAGAGTTTCTAACAGGGACGCTATCACAGGGATCGCAATGTACAAACAGTATGTCTTCACCTTTTATACCAGCCTTATCTATGGACCTACATATATCTATTTCTGTCTTATCCCAGTGGTAAATATGGGTAGGACCAAGTCCGTTAACCCATTGATCTGCCGTATAGATAGATGTTGCATGTCCTAACTCGTCCAGGATATATTTACAGGAAGTTGATGTCATCAGTATCCCTTATCTTATTCAGTAGTAGATTTTTAGAATTAACTGGACATATCTTGCATCCAGTAGGATCAAACGCACTCACGCTTTCTTCTTTAAGCTTACTATTCCAGAAGTCGTAAAATCTCATATTAGATATTGAACCCATTAGACCTCTATCATTATAAGATAAGGTGCAGCATCTATAGACATTCAGATCCGCTCCTATGTTTGGAGTGAACTCTTGCATATAACAGTGACTATAGTTTGGCTGGTGTGACACATTGTCTTTACGTGTAACAAAATTGTCGTAGACTGTATAATTATCAGATTGATATTTGGATCTGGCTATACTAATACTTTCTACGATACTATCATAGTCGCTGTAGAAGGACTGTAGCTTGGGAGTTAAGCAGAAAGCAAATCTAATGTGCTTGACGCCTAAATTTAATCCCATCTGTGCGAAGTTTAATATCTGATCGTGACTACAATTGTCTTCCGTGATTACATAGTTCATACCTACATTACTTTTATGTTGGACTAGTAGAGATATGTTGTTTACTATTTTATCAAATGCAGCTTCGTTTACTCTATGTATCGAGCTATAAACTTTAGGGTCTGATGATTCTATTGATACCCTGATCCACTTAAACCTATTCAGGGTTTTAATGGTCTTCTCATTAAGTAGGTGTCCGTTTGTTACTAGACCGCATTCTAATCCGTTGTCTAAAGCATGTTCAAATAACTTATGATGGTCAGGATGGACGGTAGGCTCTCCTCCTCCAGTAAATACTATAGACTTACATCCTAGTAGGCTTATATCCTTGATGATCTCTAGAGCCTTGTCGGTAGTAATCATTCTGTTTGGATTGTTAGTACCAAACTTAGCCATTGTTCCAGTCGCAAACTTTTGATTGTTTGGATACCCCGACATTCTAAACGAACAGAAAGAACAGTCGTGGTTACATAGATCGGACAGGTTTAAGAAAATCATTACGGGAACTACTTGTTCTCCCTTTATGACTTGATTAATCCTGTCGGTATGATGTAGGATTTTATAGTCCGAATACACATCCGCATTATCTACCACTTGACCCCCAACCTTTCTCTCCACGAGTACTTTCAGGAAGATCGCCCTCTGCCTTTCTCATTACCGAAGGAATGATAGGCACTAGTACAGCCTGTATGATTCTATCTCCCACATGGAACGTGTGAGGTACTTTCCCCATATTTAATAGCTTCACCTTCCACTCGTTGCGATACGTTCCCTCGATGACTCCTGCCGTAACAAGAATACATTTCATGCCGATACCACTACGGTCACGAAACAAGAATCCCCAGTTAGGAGGTGTGGCTACTTTGATACCAGTAGAGAACAGATAGGATTCGTGTGGGTACAAAGTAAATTCAGATGGATAGTCAACACGCTTATTATCCTCGTAGGTATGCAATCCCTGCTGCCATCCTTCATCTTGCACTACATGAATATCATAGCCAACGTTAAAGATAAAATCAATACCACCATACGTAATGTGGTCATTCTCTTCTACTATACCTTTCGTGGGCATCTTAGCGTCGGGGCTGACTAGCTTGACATCTATTGGTACTGGGTTAGCATAGTAACCCATGTACTGTTGTAGGTGTTCCGCATGTTCCGTGGGGAGGTGACGTAAGCATGGGTCCGTGAAAGTTTCCTGTGAGTCTAGCATGTGTCCTGTCCTAAAAAAATAACCCCATCAGTATCACTGTGAGGTTATAAGGTTCGAGTATTATTATTTGCCATCTGTTTTTTACGTGCTATATGAATTCGCGGAGATAGTAGAGCGTTCGTTATCATCTTTCGTGTGTCTAACTGCTTAACCCAAGCCAACCAAAACTTCTCTGCTCTCTCTTTCATTTTTGCCGAACACTTGTAGCACAGCTTGGTATTGACAGCTTCGAATTCGTCTGTCGCTTTGCCACACTTGGGGCAGTACCACCAATAGACCATTATACAGGCTGATTACTTTTAAGTACTATCATACGTCCCTCTGGTTTAATATGAGGAGACTCAAGTATACTATCAACGTTGTCGTCTACTATACCTTTGCGTTTATTACTAGCCTTCTTACGTTTAGTAAGTCTCTTGCCTAGTATAGCTCGCTTATTCCTAATTGATCTACTCTTGGCTTTAAGTCTTCTTCTCTCGGATGGTTTTCCCATATCTTATTCCTATAATCGTGTGAAGCATCTAACTAATAGAGCTTCCAGAGGGAGTTGAACCCTCGACTCAAACATACCAAGTTCGCGTGATACCGTTTCACCACAGAAGCAAGAGGCTTTTCTTTCATGTGGGGGAAATACCGCTAAAGACCCCAAGGTATAAATACCTAAGCTGCTGAGCTAAGAATCGAACTTAGGCTATGGGCTTCAAAGACCCTTGTGCTACCATTACACCATTCAGCATTAAGTAGCAGACCACGCTACAGTATAAAAAGTTCCCACCGACCACCCTCAAAATTGCCTTAGCAAAGCCAACGCACACAACCGTTGAAGCTACTTTCCATGCTGCGACTAAACAGCTTTCGGTATCTATAGTCTCGGAAGCAAGCTCCCGTAGATACGTAGCCGATGTTACAGTGCTTAATGTGGCACACGCATGTTTCAAAAGAACCACACACTGTAACGAGCAGGCAACGGAGGAATCGAACCCCTTATCTAAATTTTGGAGATTTAGTTGAACCCAGTTCTTTCAGCGTCACCTATAACCACTGCGCTTGTCATTTGGATGTAACCATCACTGTACAGCTAACAAGAGTCAGGTATAGCAGTATAACTACTGTTACATTATACAAACCTCGCAGGGAAGTAGTCTACCAGAGAATTGAACTCTGCACAACTAAGATATAAGCTTAGTACCCCCAACCAGAGGGACCGTAGACCATATAACAACGTGCTGGCACTCGCCTTCTGTGTTTACCCTTGAGTTCCTAATGCATATAGTATCAAGACCAGCTTCACTCACCCCGCGCAATAACTATCGGTAAGATAGTCTACCGAGGACTTCCGTTATCCCGTTGTTAAGTTACCCGATTAAGATTCGAACTTAAACTGAGTGGTTCAGAGCCACTAGTGCAACCATTACACCATCAGGTAATATAGGGAGGTATGATGCCCGTCCCCAATGGCCTCCGATTACCATTTTCATTTTATGATAAACGATTAACGCTAGTACGCCCGTCTTTTTTGTAGCTCCCAGATAGATACTAGTCTATGGATGCTTTTGTTCTGACAGTTCCTCCGCTAAGAGGCAGTATTCCCCGAAGGGAAAGTCGCGGATGCTGGATTCGAACCAGCGGTTTCTAGCTTATGAGGCTAACGAGATGACCGCTTCTCTAATCCGCTATGTATTATGACTCGCAACACGGACTGTTTTCAGCACGTGTTTCTTCTAGTCGTTGTGCTATCTCGATAGATAGCTGGTCTCGTTCTTGTTGTGTCATGTGTCACCCAAGTAAATAAATGGGACAAGTAGTTGTAACGACTGCCGAGGCTGTCGCCCCGAATGATATTATGGTACATGTAATCGTTACTTGCATTCCCTAGCGGGTGGTAGACGAATCGAACGCCCACGCTTTACCGTGACCAAGGGTTCAAACCTTGTTGCCCTCCAATGAGCATTACCACCCTTAAACCGATATTTTTAATTCGCCTCGGTCTGACGCGCCTACCGCTTTCGCAAGTAGTGTAACGCGCAGGGCGCAGTAAGCGGAAGCGACATGATTCGAACATGCGGCTCAGTTAAGAGCAAGTGTTTAGCAAACACCCTGCTTAGCCAACTAGCTTCACTTCCGTACACAAGAGGCTCCACTCGGTAACGATCCGAGAGTAAGCTGATTACAAAACAGCCACAAGTCCTACTTTAGAGCCGTGTCGGTCCCCCTGTCGAGAGACCATTTTGCAGCCATCGCTGCTAACAACAATACTATATCGGGCGATCAGTAGTCGTTCCAATTATCATCCCCTCAACAAACTACACTACTGTGAGCGTGTATCTTGAGGCGTATCTGTTGTAGTAGGCAATGTTGGAATCGAACCAACGACTTCCACTTTGTAAGAGTAGCACTCTGACCACTGAGTTAATCACCCATGTTGTCGATGATCGCCACACTCGTCATGCTTGGCATTTGAATGTGTCTCACTTATCGTCACCTGGGTTACAGCCAAGCCGATAGTGTGAGTTTCTCTCACCGACATCCTTATTATACACTAATTCTGAGATTTGTCAAGTGCTTTTCGGGTTATTCTTTCAATTTTCTCAAACTATTTCTGAGTCGAGACAACTGCCTTCCGCTTCGCTGTCAACGGAACAGGCCGCACAACAATACCATAGAGTCCTGGATTGGACCTACTGATTAAGAGTATAGCATCGAAGTTACCATAGCCTGCACTACTATCTATAGAAGCGTTGATACACTCCTCAAAAGACCTCTCTTTATTCTTGCCAGATGATTCCCAGAGCATTGGTACTGCAACGTAAGAAAAATCGTCCTTACCTTTCGACAGCATACTAAGATGTTCTTTTTTAGTCACGAATTCGAACGGCTCATAGTGAACCATGCCCCACAAGGTTACTTGAGAGTCTACATCTAACGCTTTCGCTAAAGAGGCTTGATTGGAGAACCCATAGTACAATTCGTCGTTATCAACTAGACGCTTCGTTACATTAATGATCCGTCCTCTTCGTCCCACCTGATAGTGAGCACTTAGACATACAGCTTTGGAAGTATCGTTAGCTTGAGCAGCCGCGACTCCTACGAATGGTACAGCAGCCACGACAGCGTTAAAAACTCTTCTACTTATATTCATCGGCATCGTATCCCTCATACTTTAATGGAAGTTGATAATTATCCGCAGGACGATTGGTCCCCACTTTGAAACCAGCTTTAATGCTGCAACCAGAGGTCGCCACGAATAGTCCACACAAAATCAACAGTGTACTTAACTTCTTCATTGTCATATTCCTTTGTTTCAATGATGATAAAATCCTGCCCCCGAAGGGGCAGGGATAGTTTACTTAGTCTTCAACGCCGCTGGTTGAGGAGTGGTTAGCAGTAAGTTAGGTACTCCTAATCCACCTCCACCTCCACCTTGAATCAGATAGCTCGGATACTTACCGTCCCAGGCTTCCAGACGTTTCATTTCGATCTCCAGACTTTTCAGCGTTAGATACGCTTCTGGATTCTCCGACAGCTTAGTTAGCTCGTAGGCTTTAGCATCGGCAACTAATTCAATAGCCTCTGCTTCTGCTTCCGCTTCCAGCTTAACGCCTTCCGCTTTACCTCTGGCAGCTTCAATAGCTTGCTCAGCAAGACCTTCTCCTTTGAGTTTCAGAGCGACCTTACGTTGCTCAGCAGCCTTAGATTCTGCTTTAGCTACTTCTTCATCCTGTTGAGCCTCAAACACCTTGTCGATAGCAAGCTGAATTTGCTTGTTCTCGTAGGTGAATCCACCGAACTGACCAATGGTTGTAATAGTGATACCACGTCTCTTGAAGAAGTCTACTACTCCTTCAAGTGTACGTTCTTCTTCACTGTCTACATCAGTCCACGTCTTACCGTCACGTACCGTGTCCATGATCTGTCTCTTCTCTTCTCTTAGAAGATCCATATCGTGTGCAGCAGCTTCATAGGCGAAAATTTCCTGCACCTTAGTTCGTACCTCCTGATCCATCACATCTTCAAGCGAAGCAACCTCTACCTTAAAGGGAGCGCCACCTTCGGTGACTGATTCTCTATTTTGTTGAGGAGGATAGTTAGCTAAGAATCTAATAGCGTCTGTCGTATTAGCAATTCTCGCAGTGATTGAGATACCAGTAGAGAAGCCTACGCTGTCTTTACTTTCTGCCCAAATAGCCTCGTCCTTAGCGCTAGAGCCTTTATTAAGATCAGAAGCCCACTCTCTTGTGACTGGTGCTGTGTCTACTACAATGAGTCTAGCGGCTGGTCTCCACTCACCATTACCAGCATGTTCCCATGAAAACGTCTTAATACGATGCGTTTGCTTCCAGTAGTAAGGAATCTCTACGGTTCTAGCATTTACAACACGCTTCTTGTAGAAGTCAACAGCTTCACCGTTAACATCAAGGTTCTTTCCACTAGCTTTGACTTTACCGTCCTTAGTCTTCTCAACCTTAGTAGGTGGAGCTACAACGGCTTGACCGTTATCATTAATTGTCTCTACTAGTACTGCGATTTCCGAAGTACCAACATCAACGAGCATCTTCTCGTGATAAGGCTTACGGCAACCAACTACTACGAAGGACAACATACACAGTGCAATACAAATTCCTAAGTTCTTCATCGTATCCTACTTCCTATTCTTAAAATAATTAAGTAAATCCTTGCGCAACCACAAGGCTGAGCCAATTCCTAACAGTATCCAACTACCAGCGAGTACTCTAGATGTTATTCTATCCATAAGGCGAGAAACACTATCTACAGCCACAGAAGGATCTGCAAACTGTTCCAGTGCTAAACTGGTACTAACTTCTGGTTGAATTACTGTCGATACTACAGTCTGTAAAGATAATATCACTACAACAAGTATAGATATCACTACAAATTTTGTCAACATTCCTAAGTCTCCTAAATAAAAATAGCTGATGCGATGGGTGTTACACTATATGGAGGCATAGTTACGTATCGCACCAGCTACTTGATTATAACTTGACAGCACTAATAACGTTTAAGAAATTAGTATTGTCGTTCCTGTGAGCAAATTCTTTCAGTACATCGAATACGGCATCAGAGAAGCCTCCGATGTTCATAACCCTTGGGTCGGAAGTAGGCGCTTGGGTTGTGGCGTAAGGTCCAACTACAATTTCCGCTAACTTACTTCTCTTGTTCTTCTTCTTGAAGCTTTCCCACAATGTAGAAAGGCTAGTGCCTTGATCTTTATAATAGCTTCTGGCCTTACCGTTGATATTATGATCCATCCAAGACTGAGAGTCTCCAACGAACAGTACAAAGTCGTACTTCTTCTGGCATACTATGTTCATAGCGTTAGCTATGTTAGTACCGTATCCTAGCTTATCGCCTAGTCTTGACAGGTTTGTAGAGTTAGACACAATGCTATCTCTAGGATTAAAGTCCTGAACCAGTGCCGCATGAGTACCAAACGCGATAACGTCTGTCTCTGGATTAGTACGTGCAATGGATGAAGCCATCAGTGCTGCAACATCACCACATGAGGTCTTACTCTCAGGCATTCCTGGTCTACTTCCAGTTGCAGGACTACGCATAGAACCTGAAACATCCACACATACAGCTACCTTGTTTCCTAGTACTGGCACGTTGTTACATGCAATATCCAGAGCGTCCTGCAAGGCAAGCTTGATAGACGAAGGAAGGTCAGTAGTATTCTGGAATGTGGTTAGTAACTGATACGGAAACACGTTCCACTGCTGAATCTGTTCTGGGTCGCGCAGTCTATCGGCAACGGTCCTGGCTAGATCATCGTCTAGAAATACACCATGCTTGTTCAGATTACGTAAGTTCATACGTAAAGTGTTCCAAGGCATATTCATAGCAATCTGCTTCCAGTGGTCGTCAGTTAGGTTACAGTTAGTCAGAGAACGGTAGTCCATGTCTGGCATAGGAGCAGTATTGTCTTTCTTGAATGCTTCAAACTGCTTAGTTAGTGCAGGAAGAAGTCCAGGCTGATAATCTTTACCTAAGATATATCCAAAGAGAGCGTTCTGCTCCTCGTCAGTAGGACGTGGATGCACCATCTTAATCACGTCTGCTAGAGACGGATTAGTATACCCGATTGACGCTAGAAACAGCCTGTCTCCAGAGCGGCTAGTGATCCACTGACAGATCAAGTTCTTCACGGCAGTACCGAAAGACTTACGGCCAGTCACTCCCGAACGTACAATTTGCACAAAGTTCAGCAGCATCTTAGGTGATCGAATAACACGAGGAAATACACTACGAAGCAAATCTAACTCACCCTTAGCCGATAGTACAGCTAGAAGATAAGCAGGAACGTCCTTCATACCGCCAGTTTCTTGACCATAGACAGCGGCCTTCGCAATAATAACTGGATCGACGTTGTTGCAGATACGTGCTACTTCATCTAGTTGTTCCTTTGCGGAAACATAATAGGCATCGTTAAATGTAGACGTAACAACATATTGACAGAGGGCTTCTGCATCAGCGAGCTTATACGCTGCTCCACCAGCTTCATTCTTGGTGTCTGATACTTTAGCCACATGCTTCGTTGAGAATAGTGCTGAATTAGCCATTCTTCTTCCTCCTCATTCGATTAGATCGACAAAAAATTAAAGTGTCCTTCTTCAAGGTTACAGAACTAATTATACACTAGAAGTCGGGGTTTGTCAAGCGGAAAAGGGAAAATTCTCAAATATAGTCTCGAATTTCCGTAAGTATCTCACCCAACCAGTTCTGACCCAGCCATTGGCTCTTGTCCTTAGCTCTAGGATCGTCTTCGGGCAGACCAATTCCCCAAACTTTATCGTAGGGACTAGCTTCAACTAAGTCCCACATAGTAGACAACAATAGCTTACGTAGGCCAGTGTTCTGCGTATACTTTGCCCAGTTAGCACGGAACATTATGTCACGGCTTGCAGCGTCCCACGCAATAGGATCAAAGTTAGGTATGGTTCTACCTAGACCCTTCTGAGTGCGAGGGTCGGGAGCGTTGATGATAGCTCTTGCTATGTCACTAGCTCCGAACATAGCAGCCTTAGCTGTCATAAAGTATTGTTCGCAGCAGTTGAAGGTGTGTCCTCTAATAACTATGTCGGCTAAGTGCCAGTTACTAAAGGGGCCGTTCCAAAAGAATGTATAGTCCTGTGTCATTTTATGTCCTCGCTGAATAATTGTGTAATCCTGTCTTCAATACCTTTCTTTGTAGCCACAACAGTGAACCTCAAAGCCTTTATGATACCTACTCTTTCTATTCTGCTTAGAAAAGCTGGCGAAGGCTCACCTTCAAGTTCCTCTTCGTCCCTGATCGCCTGAATCACCTTGTCAAAATCTGATCTGTTCATTTTCTTTCCTTTCGTAGACGATTCTTAACCATCACTTCCCGTTTCCAGTTGTGAGTGGTCTGTACGTGATTGGGCCTTACCCATTTAACAATACTGTCTCTAAACTTTCCGTAGTGAAATGATTCAGCTAATCTAATAGTGAATCCTTCTTGCTTGTCTGTATCACTAGGAACAAAATCATACATCAAATCTTTATTCCACTCTCCGTCATACAATTCTGGTACGTGAGACACTCCTAGTATTTCAAAGTATTCTTTTGTGTCGTCCCACGATAAGCATTCGTTACTAGAGTTCCACACGGAGAACCCTAGAAAATAAGAGTCTAAGTTATCGTAGGGAATAGCGTGTTTAGCATACATGTTTTCTCCACATATACGCCAGCCTTCATCAATATTATACGCTACATAACTAGCATGAAAGTTCTTTACCCAGGACCGTGAGGCATGACTGTCAGAGTCTATAGACCTAGCATGGATATGATCTCCATACATAGTGGTGTTCTCACCGTCCATCTTCTCGGTTACTATAACCCTCTTACCGATGAATTCTTCTAGGTTATGTTGAACCCTATCGTCCTTTGAAGGATTAGAGTTATGAAGATGATATGTGCGTGGATACTTAATGTACTTTGTAAAGTTATGCTTGTTTGCTAGTATCTTCTGTACTGATTCGTCATCGAACAGTTCCCCTCGTAGTCTCTGTCCGTTAGCTAAGTATTGATTGCCCCACTTGTCATACTTCTCATCTTTATATAGGTGAGGAGGAAGTATTACATCAGTAATACCTATCTTCTTTCTTAGATCATCGCAAGAAATTTCCGTAGACTCTGCTAGTAGATGACACTTTGAGCAGACCGTAGCCCCATTCTCCACGTAATACCCACCGTTTGGAAACAGCCTGCGCTCCATGATATGGTGGGCATCAACACCAGCATCACCACACATAACGCATGAGTCTTTATCCCTTGCGAAAACCAATTTCCTAAAATGATTCCTAGTCAACATAACTTCTGTCCTAAAGTATCGTTCTATAGTCCCCGTCTAACAGATAGCGAGGTCGTCCACCAGTATCAGTACGTTGCACTAGTGGGTCAATTCCTAAGTGATGGAACATGGTAGCCTGAAGATCAATCGGACCATAAGGAGTAGTGTCAGGCACGTAGTTCTTCTTATCTGCATTACCTATTACTCTGCCATACTCATAGTCTCCACCAGCTATCATAAGAGGTACGATAGAAGGCCAGTGATCCCGACCCTGACTCTGATTGAGTTTAGTACGACCGAATTCTCCAGTCACTATGACCATCGTATCTTTCAGGTTCATGCTAGACAGTAGACCTCCCAACGCTTTATCAATAGCGGGTACTCTACGCTCTAGTGCGTCCTTGATGTTGCTGTGCATATCCCAGCCACCATAGTTCGCGGTGACAAACTTACTACCGTGTTGGGTAAGTCTATTAGCCAGCCATAATTGTTTCCCGATACTGCTATCTCCGTACAACTCTTTAGCTTTATCCCACTCGGAATCATCGAAGGCTTGCTTAGCATCACCCAGTATAGTACTGAAAGCCTGATCCTTATACTTGTCCATAGAACGTCCCGAATCATTGGCTATGTCTATCTTATCTAGCTGAGACAGTAGGTTTTTCCGCGTATTTAATCGTGTTACATCGACGCTCGGAGACAAATTGTTCTTCGCCTTTGGATCAAATGCTTTGTATGCTCCACCTAGCCAAGCTGGACCGTCTCCATTAATTCTTCCTTGCGATACATAGGTTGGGATACCACTACTATTGGTAGCTCCATGTATTGCAGAGACGATAGAACCATGCGATGGATAGGTTGATCCTGCTGACGCTGCTCTGTCTCTGCTATAGTGTGCGGAATTGACCCAGTGAGTTGCTTGAGCGTGACTTGAATCTCTATGGGAGAAGTTAGCTACTACGTTGAACCTATCGGCGTGACGTATTAATTTTGTCCATAGTCCTCCAAGACGTATCGGATACCTACCTATAGTACTCAGTCTTGCAGAGCCAATGACACTCTCATATCCTTCGCCTATACCAACAGCATTAAACGTCTCAAAATGAGACGGACCACCACTCAACCAAATCCAGATAATAGACTTGTCGTTCTTCTGTACGTCCGCAAAGACAGGATCGGATAGACTCAGGGCCGTTGCACCAGCACCAACCGAGCCAACCTGTAAGAATTCGCGCCTACTAAAATTTAGATTCAACATCTTCGTTCTCCTGTTTCTTTTATTATACAGTAAAAGTGGTCACTTGTCAAGCAAAAAAATGGACTACCCCGAAGGATAGTCCAAAATTTATTGGGTTTAGCTGTTGTCAGCGTCGTCATAAGCTGCCGCTACTTCAAGAGCGTTAGTTCCCTTGCCAGCGTCAACTAGCGAAGCAACCATGTCTTTACCGTGGCTTCTATAGCCTCTACGACCTAAATCTCTCCGTACCTTTAGGCTAACAAAACGTTTTTGTAGCCAAGTAGGATTGCGAGCCAGCAAAGCTGCTTCTTCTGGGGTCTTCTTGCAGTCCTGTAGTGCTGCGATGAAGCCCATGATTAACTCGATGAAAATACCAATTGTAGCAGGATCGAATGCTGCCGATGGATTTCTATGAGTGAAAGCTTCTACTGCTCTATCCTTAATTGTGTGAATGCCTAAGTGTGACATAATTATCTCCTGATAATACTTTGTTGAATGATAATTCTACCGCTCTGATTAGAACGGAACTGTTGAACGCCTATTACGTTCTGACGTTGTACGTCTACTACTCTACCGAATCGGTCACGCACTACGATCAGGTTGCTTCTAACGTTTAGGTTAGGAACTTCTACTACTCGTAGGTTACGCTGTTGCTGAACGAATACGTTCCGCTGAATGACCTGTCGTCCGTGGTTGTCAACGATGATAAGCTGTCGTCCACGATTGTCTACGACGATACGTTGGAAGTTGTTCGCTCGCTGAGCGTCGTTACGTCCCTGTAAAAGACGACTGATTAAGCCTTGTCTTTGTTGATTTCTCTGGTTCTGATTGGTTGCTTGAGCTTCTGATACCATACACAGGCCAAAGATCATCACAACCGCGATAATTAAATTCTTCATTACTTACCTTTCTTTGTGGACTCTATCATCCACAGTCTTAATGTTTCTACTTCTGCGTCTAGTAATGCTGGACCACCTAGAGGCATAAGCTTTTTGCCTCTAGACTTTAGATCAATGCCAGCCGTATGATCGTATACCAATACCCTCTTTGCTAATGACAGGTCACTCAACCACTTAGTTCCGTCTGGGTCTTGACCTACTAACTGTAGACCCTTCTTAGGAGACTTATCTCCATGACAATCGACGCATGACTTCGTGAATATATCGAAGACACGCTTGTTCAGGTCAGATACCTCTGGTTGTGGCTCAGGTTGTGGCGTTGGTTTAGTTACTTCGCCAGTCTTCTCTCTGAGGGACTGCTCTAACAACTGAATCAACTTGTCGATCTGGTCAGACTGCTTACGGATAATGTCTTTATCTTTGGTGTATTCTCGCTCTTGTAGCTCATTTACTACATCGTAATAGCCTTGTAGACCCAGGAAGTATTCCGCATCAAACTCTACAGTCTTCTGTATTACATCGACCCGTTCTCCCACGTTGAATTGCTCAATGAAGCAGTTGTCGTCACAGACATTCCTATTCTGAAATAGTCCACCAGCATAGGCTGATGTAGATATCATCATGAGGATAAAGAATATAGCGTATTTCATAGTTTAGTCCTTGTTATAGTTGGTACGTATTATTATACACCGTCTCAGTTTACTCACCTAAGATTGAGAGCAGGCGCTGTTTAGGTACTGATTGGAATTTGTTAATGATCTGTCCACTGGTAGATTGAGCCCTGTCCACATGTATAGACTGCACCCATCCCCTCTGTCCGTCTTGAGTATACATCTCAATCCATCCTTCTGTCACCTTTCCAGTTGGGAGTAGCTCATATCCAGACTGCATAATCTTTAGAATCTCTTCGCCAGATTGCATTGGTACATCTTCCCAGTCTTCTGACACCACATAAGTATCAATCACTCGCTCTACTAGAACCTCGTCCTTGATGACAGTTAGACCATTGATAAGTATCATAGCTTGCTGGAACGCTCCTGGAATACCGTCCTTGCCTGGAGACTCCCAGATATCTCGTGGAATAGGCTCACCAGTCTGTACTAATAGCTTTAGCCTAGCACCAAATCCCACATGTTTCTTTATTGCAGCAACGAATTCTTCTACTGAGACACCGCACTCATAAGCCGCAAGTTCTAACGTAACAGGCTGAGAGTATCGCACGATAGACTGTAGGTATAGAGAACCGTTCTCGACGGTATCTAAACCGTTTACTTTCTTTACAGCCTTAGCAAACAGGTCTTGATTAGCGCTGATAGAGTCCCTGAACTTATCGGACAGTAGACTTCTCTTTAGTCTGATGGCATCACGCTTGTCTCTAGTCTTAATGTTAGCACGAGAACTAATGAACTCTTGCAGTGTATTCTCGGAGGGAATAGGTCCAGACGCATGACAGTCCATGCAGGAATGAGCTACTCTTACTCTTACATCCCCTATGATATCGTTAGCATGACGGACCACACTCGGATCACCAAAGTCTACCAGCTTACCGCTTTCATTTCTCAGAGCGTACACCTGTAGTCCCAGTATGTTACTAGCAAATGCCTCTCCAGCATCGGAAATTTCGGGAGGTTGCCCTGGCTTAGCGTTGAGCAGTAAGGATTCTAGATAGTCTCGTTTACCTCGTTGGTTCTTAACGTCATAGGTCTCATAGAGATAGCCTAGCTCGGTCCTGTATCCAAATAGCATACGGTTGTGGCTGGCTATTGTGTTACTCTTAGTGACCAGAGTGGCAAATTCGTTGCCTAGAGAGCGCGACTTTGTGATATCTAATGACCATGCCTTTCTCCACTCGTCTATGGTGGTAGGATTCTTGGACATAGCATACAGTAAGGTACTATAGAAGTCCTTCCCTTGTCCTACGTCTAGTTGATCTGTTGTGCTCATGGAGTGCTTGATGAACCAGTCAGCACGAACCACTGCATTTCCCGCCAGTAATCTAAGGATACCACTTCTATCAGCCGTGACAATAGGTTCCGCAAAGTAACCGTCGCCTCTACTAATCACCTCCCAGGATGCGGGAGTCCAGTTGTGCTCACGTAGGTCTATCCACCATAGAGTAGGACTGCCTGGGACTCGACGGTAAGACTTAAACTTTCCGTCTTCTCTCTTAGCTAATGGATAATAGCCTCCTGCATTACCAGCATCGGGATCAGTACTGATACCAGTTAAGCTATGTATTACAAAGGATAGAGTGAGTATAGTATCATCTCTACGTGAAGGTACTACCGCATAGGTACTAAAGAACCGTATAAAACTAGCCTCATCCTGTGGTAGTTTAGATAGGAATAGGATAGCATCCTCTACTTCTGACTGAGGAGTGCGTAGTGTCTCAAATTCTGGGTTCTTTATGATAGTCTGGACAGTACCCGCTGGCTGATTCTCTAGTATCAACTGTCGTAGTCTGTTGTATGCGTCGTCTGCGCTTGCCGCACTGGGTACAAGCATTAACAATAGTATATATAGTATCTTCTTCATGTTTTAACCTATCTTGTTTACTCTGTATCCTGGTATCTTTATATCGGTTACGTCTCCAACTATAGTGATAGTAGTCTCACTAGGATCATCGGGAGTAGGAGGATTTGGTTTAGGAGGATCGGGCTTAGGAGGAACGGGAGGTTGTGGAGTTGGATCTCCAGTTACTACCTCTACTACATTAGACCATGCGGAAGTTACATCTCCCTTTACTGCTCGAATCTTGTACTCGTGTGTACCATCTGGTATAACCTGATCTGTAGCAATAGTACGACCACGGCCTACACTTCCTTGTATCTTGAACCATCCGTCATCACTCCTAAATATTTCAAACCTATCTTCTCCAATAGAGTTATCTTGCCAGCGGAGTAGTACGTTACCAGTAGGCATCACCGTTGCTACCAGATCACTAGGCGCTGGTAGAGACGGATCGGGTTCTGGATCGGTAGGATCGGGTGGAGTAGGTGGAGTAGGAGTACCAGTAGCCTTACCATAGAGTGATACTATGCGGCTTATATCGTCTCTAGATACAGGCTTTAGTACAGAAGGATCATAGAATGGAGCCATAAGAGCATTGTTTATACGTGAATGACCTAACCCTAATAGATGTCCGATCTCGTGACAGGCCACGGCCAGCAGTATAATTCCGCGTCGTGTAGAATCCTTTACCCACGTCTCGGCTGTATCAAAACGACACAAGAGTTGACCCTGGAAGCTGTTGCCAGAAGGTAATTGCGCCCATGCCAGCGTCCCACTGGGGCCATCAAAACCATCACCCCTGCCAGAACCCACCGAAATTATAAAGTTCGCTCCGCGAGAACTATTCACCCTCGTGAAGTGCAAATCTGCTACGTCTGACCATTGATTGAAGGCTAGTTCTATGATAGCATCCCACTCTAGGGTAGATAGATCATTGTCTCTCTTGCTGATATAGTAGGTGAGGTTCTTACCTCTCCATCTAGAAAGTGCTACCTCCATGTGTAGCTTACCGTCGTCATGCTTATAGAAGTCTGGACATGAACAACGCGGCTTACTCATTGCTCTGACAGTCTTTGGTCCCATAACACCATCAGTTATTAGACCAGCTATAGACTGGAATGTAGCTATTGCTTCTCCAGCATCTTCTACGTCTATATCATCAGTGATGTATCCATATCTCTTTAGATACAGAAGACCAGTAATGATATCAGTTAAGCCCATCTTAGAATGTTTAGCTCTTGCTAGTAATTTAGACCCTATGTTTTGCATAAGACTCATTCTACTCTCCTAATAAGTCATGTAGTATTGATATGTTCATTGCGAAACCATTGCCACGTAGTCTACCACCGTAACCTATGCTGTCTTCTTGCGTCTTCCAGCCGATGATGCCTACTATTCTAGTCTCGTTATCTATGTTCGCCAGCAGAGCGCTACCACTTTGCCCCTCGAAAGGAGTTGGCATAAAGTTTAGTATGTGTGCGTCTGTTGGAGTGTGTATCTTAGGTTGTATGTTACCTAGCCATGCCATAGGCCATCTTCCATGCGGAAATCCAATGGAATATATGGTGTCTCTGGCTTTTACTTTCGTGCCTTTTGGAGCCAACTTAATAACCTTCGGTCTGTAAGCTCCTAAAGCTTTCTTTTCTATCTCTATTATAGCAAGGTCTATACGTTTTCTCTCGCTAAGATATTTCCAGATGATTTTGCCCGTCACTCTCTTCTGATGCTTACCGTCTGCAAATAAATCTATGTTAGCGGTACTAGAACCACCTACTACGTGAGCATTAGTGAGAATAAAGTACTTGTCTTTACTGGAGGAGAAAACGGTCCCAGAACCTAGTCGTTTCTTAGCTGTCACTCTCACGGAACTCTTTGTCATCTCCGCTATATTATATACATCAGCATACGATAAATTCAAGAAGAATGTCAAAGAAAACAGCAAAGCGCAGAAAATAGTAAGTTTATTCATACTTCCCTCGTCGATTATTTGAATGGCGTGTCAAGTAACATGTCTATCAAGGTCTTCATCTGGTGATAAGCCTTGCTTCTTGTCGTGATATTATATTTCTTAGTGACCTTATCTTTAAGATACTCTCGTAGGTCAGTACCAAATTCACTGGACCTTGCAGCCCAGTCACAAATCATTTCCGCGTGATGGAGTCTATCCATACTGCAAATACCACCTATCCAAGCTTCTGGATGGTGTTTATTAGTAGATACGTGCTGTAAGTACGCGGACTTAAATAGGTCGGGATGGGACAGTTTAGTCTCGTCATTTAAGTATAGCCACTCTATACCAGTAAACTTTGAGTTGTCGTGGCTGTATCCGTTAGCGATCAGCTTAACGCCTAACTGTTCTTCTCCGTCTCCTATTAAATGGTCGCCCAATTTCAGGCAGTTGGACCTAACGTTGTCGATATGTCTCAACAACGACTTTAAGCGTTTATCTTCGTCAGTTGTCATGATATAACTCTTTGTTGGCAAGGACTATGAAATTATTATACACCCTTGAGGTAACTGGCCACTTTAATTCCGTCAACGAAAAAACCTCTGACATAATGGTATATCAGAGGTAATGGATAGTTTATTTCATGTGTTGCCACATATTGTATACGGGAATGCCTTTCTTCTTTGCATCACGAACCGTGTAAAGGGTTCCTCCACGAGTACATTCGGGATTTAGTAGAGCTAATACGTGCGTACTGTCCAGTACCATAGCCCTGTCTCGCTGTAGGAAGCACTGTTTGTTGTATTCCTGGTTGATGTACTTGATCTGTCCGTGTCTCAGTAGTCTGTTATGTCTAACTTTTGAGTCATCGTCCCAGCCAGCACCGTGTTTAGCGAACGGTTCAAAGCACCAAAAGGGAATCTCCATTGCTATGAGAACCTCACCGAACCAAGTATCCCATCCTTGTGCGGCTCCAGTTATAGCATACAGAATTTTATGCTTTAGTCTGAGTAATTCTTCTGATAGCTTAGCTTTTAGATGTACTATCTTTTCGTCATCTTCGGAGAAGCCTGGGTATGGTTCTCTATGTCCCGTCGCCATCAGTATCATCGTCATCGGCCTCCTCCTTGTGGTACTCTAGTTTTTTAATGTCCTTCCTGTTGGCAGCGTGGAATCCGTCTGTCCACCACTCTGCTCTAGCGGACTTGACTTCTTCTTCCTCATATATGCCTTTCTTAGGGACAAAAGGATTTGTATCTTCGGCCTTGCCTGCTTTAGAGGCATTCCAACCTAAAGTAAAGTATGATGAACGTGTCAATGTATTTTCCTATCTGTAAATATATTACCAATTAAATCTAACCAAAATAAGAGTAGGTCTTTAAGCCAGATCAATACTCCTTTTATATCCACGTCGGTTCCTTCCGTGTCGTTAGTTACTCCGTGTCGTGCTCTAATATAGCGTTGTTTCTCGTAACCATTAGATACGCAAGGTCTTCCATCTGATCCTGTCGTGCGCTTAACTTTTTGACCTTGTTCTTGAGGCCACATAGTCCCCATCCTATTATCATAGCAAGAGTTATACTGCCTAGCTGGGTAGCTAAGATAAATATGAATAGCCCAGTGAAGTTTGTGATGACTCGCTCACCATCAAAAAAGAATAGTCCGTCCCAATACCACATGTTATTTCCTCCGTTAAAGTAATAAGTAGGTGCAGAGAGATTCGAACTCTCACTTGATAGGGCTTAAACCTATTGCCTCTTCCGTTGGGCTATACACCCCTACAAGTAGCAAACCAGAGAATCGAACTCTGTTATCAAGGTTATGATCCTCGACTCCACGCCAGTGAGTCTGCCATGCGGTCTACTTTCGTAGACCGTGTGTT